GTCGGTAAATTTTGACCCATTTTCTCATAATGGGGGGGATAAATAAATCTATCTATGAGGTAAAATATATGCTGCATTCTCAGGGAGTGCATTCAATCCGAATGATAACCTTACATGATTAATAGTTAATTCATTGGGCGTTAAGGAAGCGACAATAAGATTTCGATAGTGGTTAACCTCTTGCATTAATTTTTTATTGTCATCAACCAATCCCTTGGCATCCTCATATCTAACCCATTCGCCATCTTTTTCAAGCAAAGTTGTAAATCCTTTACCATCGTTTCTTCCGTATGTTTGGTGTGTAATTATCCTTGGTAAAGAGCAATTCATGTCATATATATTATATCTATTCATCGTTCCCTATCACTCCTATTCAGTATACTTATCCCACCACTCATCTATATATCTAATATACTCATCCTTAATTTTCCGTCTATCTTCATCCATTTCCAGCCTAGCAATAGCCTCATCCCTGCTGCACTCACAGTATATTAACTCAGCCCCTAAATCATCGGCCAACTTCTCCCGCTTAAATTTATCAGGCAATCCTCCTATGACCCAAGCCGTATTCCACCTACCGAATCTCGTCTTGACGTTATCAATTAGATAATTATAGACGCCTATTATATTGCTTATTAGTTGATCAGGTTTATCATATGCAGGTAACAATGTTATGGCCTCGTATAGTCTATCCATATCAACTACTATGTCATTGCGTTCCTTGGATTGTATTACATAGCTTGTCTTGCCACTACAAGGACAACCATAGATAATATAGACTTGCTTAGTAACCTTTCCGAATCGCTTATGCTCTTTGTTATGGCAATCTCTACAGATAAGCTTAACGTTATCAGGATTGAGCGACACCATCACGTCATCAACATTATCAATCGTCAATGCTATAGGTGTATGATGCAGCGTCACATCTTTAGGTGTTGCTATTACCCTACCGCATTGTTCGCAGACAAGGCCGCGTTCGGCAATGATTGACGCTCTAAATCTTATCCACTTTTGGCTTGCATAGAATTGTTGTAATATTGCCGCTCTAGCCATTGCTTACCAATCCTTTGCCGCTTCCATTTGTTTCCTTAGCTGTAATTCCTGTCGTTTAAAATCAAGCAGCGCCCGGTCGTTAGTATAATGTTCCGAATCTTTATTTTTGAGTAATATCGCAGCCGCCCCGACATCAGCAGGCATATGCTTTTTGGTTTTCTCAGTATATTTCGTTTCCTTTCCATCCTCGTCTTTGATGTAAGTTTTAATCTCTTCATATTCATATCCTAATGCTCTTTTGGCTAATGCGTTTTCCAGCTCAGTAATAAAAACTTCCTTGCCTTTCTTTATGGCCTTAAGAAATTCGGGATATTTAATTTTATACTCGTTTGCCGTATTGATACTAATTCCAAGATTTTTCCATATCTGTTCCTCGGTTAGCCCATCACGGCACCATTTTTCAACAAGTAACAATTTATCTTTAACTTGATTCCACTTGCTTTTTCTGCCCCTCATTTTATCACCCACTTAACTAATTACCCAACGAATTGTAATAAGCTTGCCCATATTGTTTAATGAACTTTTCTTTTCGTGAATTGATCCTATTGACTACTTTTTGAATTCGTTTTGATTTCAAAACATTATCATTTCGCCATTCATCAGCTTCCCATGCCGCCAAATGCGCAACTAAATAATTTATTCGATTTGGTTGATAACCCATTTTAATCACCCCTGTTTATCTTTGTTTTTGATAATCACCAGTTTTATTGCCTCGTTTGGCCTCCAATAAAACAGGTTCCAGGTTGCTGGTACCGATACTTTCATTTAAACCACCTCTAAAACAAGTTCGATATCTACCATCCTCCAAAATCCCAATAAAAAAACAGCTATCTCTCGATAACTGTCTAATAATTTTTATAGCGTCGGATCATAGCAATTAGCTCCCCGGCGCGGTGTTTTTTTGAGCAGTGCTGTCTCAAACAGCCATGTTTTTTAATCGCTTTCTCAGCCGCTACCTTTTTATAGGCAACACGGAAAACCTTCTGCCCAAATTAAAAGCCCACCAGTTTAAGCCTATACCCTATAATCAATTTGTGGGCGTGTTAACCATCGCAAGCCCCTAAGTCGCCTTATGGACTTACCGCTCAATAGTCAATGACGTTTTGAGCACTCACTAGGCGGAGTCAACCGGCCCATTTGTTTCGCCCCGGCTCGGGACGGATACAATATCTTTTAGAACTGCACAATCACACTATATACCTTAAAACCAGCAAAAACAAGGTTAAACAGTCTCATTTAGTCTCATTTTTGCAAAAAACAACCGGGTTAATCCCGGCCTCTTAACTCAACGATATACTCCTTGATTTTACTGTCCTCGTCATCACTGAGATAATATTGGCGACGTTTACGTCCTGTTGCCGGTCGCCCAGAACCTTCTCGCGAACCGCCCCAAGAGCGTAATATATCATCCTGATAGGCTAACAATAACATTTGCATGGATAATCGTTTGCGTTGTCTTGCGTATTCGTTTTGTTGGTGACATTCGTCTACAAATTTAGTTTTACTCATATACGTTTCAATTTCTTTGACCTTCTCAATGTACGCTTGTAAATATTCTTCCTTTTTTTCTTTTGAAAGTCCAATTGACCTGCTAGTTTTCAAATTATTTATCTCAAAATATCCATGTGGGATATCTAGAGACAAAGACCAGTTTTTAATCAAGTGCTTCATTAAGCTAATAAATTTTTCCATTTCATTTTTCCTCCTTTTTAAGATTAAATAATTTGTACTGAAACAGGATTTCTTTAAATAATTTGTCTATGTAATAAGTTTCATATTCTCGATGTTCAATCCACCATTTTGAATCTGTAGTGCTTTCTAATATAGCTTGTACTGCCAGCATTTTATCGTATGATGTGCTTTCCTTTTTCATATCTAGAAAGTCCTCATACTGCACAAGAATGTTAATTCTAATAGTTTTAGCCCAAGCAATTTGTTTTTCGCTCCCGGTCAATTCTGGTAATACTTTCATTTTTAACAACTCCTTTTCCTTATCTTGATATCATTGTATCATATTTATTGTTGATTGTCAACTACATATTTCAAGTTTATATAGGTTTTTAGCATTATCTTTTATAAAAAAAATAACCGGGTTAATCCCGGTCGTATCTCTTTAACGCTTCTTCGGTTATTACCCAATCTCTTCCGATTTTATAAACCTCGTCCGAATTGAACTTTTTACGATGAACATCCTGCCTTATACGACCTTTTGTCATCCCTAGTTGCCGTTCAGCTTCGGCTATGGTTATAATATTATTATCTTTCATCATTCGCCTTCCCAAGCCATTGAAAATTCTTTATCACCAAACATTTCTGCCAATCCGGTGATCTGTTTAAGCCTCAACACCTCATCGGCATCCATACCTAGTTCTCTGGCGATTTTTTCATCATTCCAGTTTCGCCGTGATAACTCAACCACAATATCGCTCATTGCAGTTACAACGTGTTTCCCCCTAGCTCTGTTGTGTCGAATGGTTGACGCTATTCTATCAGCCTTTTCTTTCCTCTCGTCGTTAATAGTGGTTACTGGCAAATATCCTTTAATTCGTTTTTTTACTTCTTCGCATTCTTTACCCACTCGATTTCGATGGAACCCGTCAACCACTTCGATATGGTTGTCGTCTTCCCAAAAACCAACTATGGGTTGAGTATATCCGTCTTCACTTATCGAATGTTGCAAAAGCTTCATTTCAGGAGGCGCCACGGTGTTAGGGTTATAATCGTTTGCTTCCACTTGATCGGCCTCAACCCAAATGACGCAATCAACCGGTTCGTTAACAAACGGGCTTATTTCATGTAATTTTATTCTGACTGCATTTAAAGCCGCAATTTTATTTTTCTCTGGTAATTTATTCAGCTCATTTACTAACGCAGACAACGCATCACTGACTCCCATTTCTGTTTCCTCCGTTTCATGATTTTTAAATATTTATCGTATGCCTCGCTTTTTGTCATGGTAAAAGATAATCCTTTACACCAATAATCATTTTTTAACAATGATTTACAGATCCTGCGCCATGATGGAACTTTCTTCCCAGCTTCGTCTTTTGCGTCAGCTTCATCAGGTATCCCATTCGGATAGCCCCGATCATACCACCACTTTAAAAATACCGCTATCTTATTTTCAAAATGATTCCTTGATTTATCTGGCATACTACATAATAATAATTTGGCAAACGATTCCCAAGTATGCCCATCAGGTTTATTGATTTTGATATTACCCAAAACATTTCCGGATTCTCGGACGTATAACGCCCCAGAATTGGCACCATTAACTCTAGCGACCACTTTACCCCATGTCTCTGGCTCAATAAGATGAAACAGCCAGAGCCCCTTCCGTTGATCGTCGCCGTAAGGTTGACATATCCTCATTTGGTGGATTGACAACCCAGCTAACTGCATATAATCGTAAAGTTTGTTGTAAGGCTTATTAAATTTACCGTTGTACGTCCAAATGTCTTGCGTTTTCCAGTCATAGATCGGATAAATGTTGTAAAGTCCGTCGCCGCACCAAGTGGTATAGCCTTTGTCGTCGAATTTACTTTTATCTCGAACTATTGTCCTGTAACGATTCAAAGATTCATCTGCACGAATTCCAACAAAGCAAGCCGTTAAATCGCCGCCTCCGTACCATTTTCCGAATTGTGGTACAAATTCCTCAAACTCCATTTTGTAGTGATAAAACGGAAAATAGCTTTGGTCTGTAATTGCCATTTCGGGCGGCTGTCTAATCCAGTCTTTTCCCGGTTCCCAACATGTCCATTTTGGTTCATACTGGCTAACGGCGTTTCGCAATGCAATAGGTAACGCAACCCAATAAGGTTCGATATGATCTTCATATAGCTTATACATATACTGTATATGCTCAATGGTTATTTTGTATTGACCCTCTAAGTCCAAAAGCAAAACTCCAACTTTTTGATTTCGCTTTATTGCTTCGTCCATTACCAAATGGAGCATAACGGATGAGTCTTTCCCGCCGCTAAAACTAACATAAATTTTCCTAAACGTGTCAAACGTCCATTCTATTCGCTGCTTTGCAGCTTCATAGACATTTATTCCAATCGGGATTTTAGCCATTCTTTTACCTCCTCCTCGTCAATTTTGAAAACCTTCCAATCCACAACTTTACAAAAATATCGTTGTTTGTTATCTTTAACATCATAAATTTTATTATCGCCGAGAACATACTCGGCATATATCCCGCGCGACCCTTTGGAATTGGCTTGGGAATAATCTTTTTTGAAACGCAAAAACTCACGTTTGTATTTATATTTAGGGTCGAATCCGGTAATCTCGGCAACCCATCCAGAAGATGGCATCCCACCGAATACAGCCGTTCCGGTTCCGGGTATTAAATCGTTGCCCAATCTAGTCCATATCCTCATTTCCTGCACAACGTTGTCCCCTATTAATTCAATTTGTAAAACCGCTTTCAAGAAAATCACTCCGTTTTAGCTTCGTTTCTCCGATTATATTCGCATACCAATTATAAGTTGAAACACAATTTTCAAACTGATTCCACAAATCAGAATGATCATTGTTACTAGTTGAATGAACAAACTTTCCAGTAGTGATGCATTGGAGTAAATTTTCTGTGGAGATTCTTTCTCGAAGCATTTTATACATTGTTATGGCTTTGCTAAGATTAAATTTCATTTTAATCAAAATTAGTTTCATTTGTTTGTCTGCAATATTATTCGAATCAACCATTCCGAATATAGTTTGATATAGCAATGTGTTCACCTTCTTTTTTAATAAATATGTGATTTAAGGATTACCACAAACCATCTAAACTTATTTAAGTTTAATTTCGCCAGCTTTGATTTTACAATCGATGCAAGTAATCATTAGCGGGTCGAATTCTTGATTCGGAGTTATCGACCAATAGGGGTTATAAAACAAATCGGCACAAGTTTCTTTTCCACATGCCGGGCAGGTAACTTTTTGATTGTGAGTCAATCCAGCAATTTTAACCTCCACCACGCTCCCATCCGTCCGACATTCAATTTCCAAATCCGGATTCCCCGGATACTCTTTTGCGATTTTATCCATATCAACTTTTTCACACTCATCGGAGCAATAACCATCATAAATTTTGCTGGTGTCGGGTTCCTCTTTAAAAAACTCCTTGAACTCATAAGGTTTTCCTACAACTTTCCCACAAATTTTACATTTTACTTTTAACATTGTCATTTTAATTTCCCCTTTCGTTTTCTCTTTATATTTACATTATAGCATTGTCACGTTAGCGTGACAATGGGTCTTTAGACCTATTTATAAAAATAAGCCGGAATCACCGGCTATAATGTCTGTTTTCAGCATCCAATGCGGCTTTAACGGCTGGATAATGCGGATTATCTGGTGTTACCCTAATTTTGTCGCGTTCGTGATAGTCCGTTGTGGTATCGCTACTATTAATAACGTTTAACCCTTCAATTTTTGGAAATCGGCCATAATCTTTTGCATAAATTGTAATCGTCCCGGCGGGTTGATTGATCAGCTCCCCTGGTGAGTATCGCGCCCGGTATAGTTTGCCGTCAAGCTTTATGCCGTTCCACAAAAATTTTAACATTTTAATCATCCTTTCTATTTTCAGTCCCCTTCTTAGGATTTCGGATTTTTACTCTAATTTAGTTATTTTTCAACTAGTCCCCAAAAATTCATCACGCACCGTTGAGGATTGATATTTTTTTGACTGATTAACCACGCCGGAATCCAAATGATACGATTACCAACTTCGTTTTGTTCGCCGAGTATACATTGAGATTTCGGGAACCACTCGTGAGTTACGGTATTAATACCGTTGAGGCTAAAGTCAAAACAATACGCTTTATCTGTTTCTCCACTGGGAGCGAAACCGTATTCGTAATATTTTTTCATTTCCAAATCACCTTTTCCGCCGGGCTTGTGACCGGCTTTGCCGCATTAGCACCGGTTACCCGGTGTCACTCTGCGATTAATTTACGCTGACTGGTCTTTTTCCCACGAACGTTCGAACTCATCAGTTAATTTTTTACCTTCTTTAATCGTTGTATCTAATGCATTTAATACGGCATTCATAACAGCTTCATACTTTTCAAGGTAAATATATTTTTGTTGAACTTCTTTCGGAGCATCTTCAATCCAAATAGGTTTTTCCATATCTTTCGTTAATTCATTCCATTCATGATGGGCCATTTGGTAGTTTGTTACCGCCTCAATTATACAATCTTGTTTTTTTGTTGTTTTCATTTCAAATATCCCCTTTCGTTTCTTGACTACATTTATATTATAACGTATATACTTCTATACGTCAATAGTTATTTCAAAGTATTTTCATTTATTTTTTTTATGCCATTTACCTGCCGTTTTAGTTTACTTCTATATATATACATTTTTGCCTTGCCAAAATCGGCCATCCGGCAACCCGCGACATATTGTCATTACCACCACCATCACCAGTAGCAGTAGTAGTAGTAGTAGTAGTAGTAGTAGTAGTAGTAGTAGTAAAAATTTGACGCATAAACGTATATATGATATAATTAGAAAAAACATTTGGAGGTCTATTATGCCAAAATTTACAACTTATTTGCCCGACGAAATGATTAAATACCTACGCGACAAGTCGCACGAAGAAACGCAGGATGGGAAATATACCAGCGCGGCCAACATCATTCAGCGTTTGATCGCATCTGACATGGAAAAACAAAAAAGCAAAAAATAGTTTCTACATGCATTTTTAAAATTTATCAAAAAGCTTTAAAATAAATACTTGACGTATAAACGTATACATGGTATTATAGTAGTAGGAAATGAAATTGAAGGAGAGTGTTGAAAATGATGAATTGGTATCAAATAGACAGGCGCAAGGGCAATGGTACTTCAATTAATTATCAGATGGTTCGTTCTACCAGCCTCAGGGCTGCGATAACGGAATATTTGAATGAAGATGGTGATTATGCAAAAGATTGGACAATTACGCGTAACAAGTTTGGACATACATTATATTTAACCGCACGTTGCCCGGAATTTACCGAGGAATATGTTGAAGTTTGTAAGGTGGTTGGATAATTAGCAGAGAGCGTCCTGCGAATAGTAGGACGTCGCCAGTCGGAACCAACGTAGTAGTAAAAAAATGAAGGAGTAATTGAAGATGACATATGAACGGTTCTCCCAACTCATGCAGGAAATATTCGATGAAAATCTTCCTGAAGATGAAAAATGGTTAGCAGAAAATAAAACAGCGGATCATGCTTCAGCCGTTAGGATTTACAATGGATTTATACGTGCTTTTCGTGCCGGTCGGAAACCGGCGTAGTAGTAGTAATAGCCGGTCAACCCGGCGGAGGAGGGAAACATGGAAAAATTAAGAGAGATAATCAAAAAACAATGTGAAGAAATGGGATGCAAAGCTCGTTTGTCAAAGTTAAAATACAACGATGGGGTGCAATTAAAGTTAGAGCAGTTTAGAAAGATTAATAATATTGATATCAAATACTCTTTTGATATGCTTAATGCTTGGTATGCAGGTTGGCACAATACGCATTGCGCATTGATCCTCGCACAAGGTAAAGGGGCCCCTCATTTATATGAGCATCGCTTCGATGCGGAAGGCGAGGCCAAAAAACGGTTAGAAAATTATCCCGATGCAAATTTTAACATTATGTTTTGCAAAATAGGCCAAAAAATTTTTTATTATTTGCGCGAAGATTGTAACTTGGAATGTGATATGTTTGACACGGATAGCTTTGTAACTGCAATACATCGATCATATCCCGGAATTTCTGAGGAGGAACGTTGGCTGAATTCGCGGGGCTGCTTGTAAAACCTAAAATCCCGTCAATACAGCCCCACCAGCGCCTAGTTGGTATAGTAGTAGTAGTAGTAAAAACCGCCTTTCGGCGGTCTTTTATTGTATTAGTAGTTGCATTTTTTGTAGGGCGGAATCTCGTTTTCTAAAACATTCTGCGCGACTGTAATGCACCATCCCTGCTATCTTGCTCCAGTTATATCCTTTTATATAGTAGTACTCCACAATGGTTTTTTCCTCCGCCGTTAACTGATCGAGCATAATGTCAATCACTAAAATATCATTTTGTACCCTGCTCAAATCGCACTTTAGCTTTTTAATCGTCGCATCTTGGTCTAACAGTTTTTGCACTTTTTTGAGTACCGGATCGCTTGTCCCTGTCCCATGCGGCATACCGTCATTGTTTGCCGCAGCTAAAGCTGATCGTCGATTCAGTTCCTCCTCTAGTCTTTTGCTAATAATATTTTTGGCAGTCAACATATCATTGTAAGCCCTTAGAGTTGCCTTGATATCCATGCCGCTGTCAAGCTCAACCATGATACAATTATCCATTTTAACATTGAGGTTACCGTCAATGTCTGCCATAAATCGCCGCTCTATTAGATTATATAATTTGGTTTTTATCATCTTTGCCCTCCTTGACATTTGTAATTATATTTTTAAAAATAGTCAACATTTCTATCAGCGTTTCGTGAAATTCGCGAGTGATTATAAATGACGTGGCGATAAAACACCCAAACAATCCAAACCAAAACAATATAAATCCGTATAATCCTCCCCAGAAAACGACTCCAAACGATACGGCCATAGTTGATAATAATAGTAAAAAGTAATACATTAGCGCCCTCCTTTGCTTCTTTTTACCTTATATCCCTGACTTTTTAATTCCATTATGCAAAGTTCCAAATATTTACAAGCCGGTTGACCATATCCGCCATAGCAAATCAATGGGCCGTGAGTTACTACAATGTTTGTTTTATATTTTCCAGCATTACATTCGTTCATTTTTAATACCTCCTTAATATCTCAGCCATGGTTCCGGTGGTTGAATTCACTCTCCTTTTGGTTCAAAGCCCCAGCAACAACCATTTTTATTATGTTCGATGCAAAAATCCAAATGAATTTCTCCGGACTGGTCTTTGATAAAATCTCTTTTGTATTGCCAAAAATATTTATCACATTGATTTGTTATATCATCCATGCTAAAACCGCTATTTGAAATGGGGGTTGCAAATTGATTATTTTGATAATGCTTACATTCCTTACATATTGACCATCTACGTTTTGCTAACCAATATAGTAGTCTAATCATCCTTTATCACCTCCTAAAAATTCCATCATCTTTTTCGATAACTCTGTTTCTTTTCCATAACAATTTTCGATTTCTTTCACCGCTTGTTCTATCATCTTTTCCGCCTCCAAATTATTACTACACCTATTGTAACAACAACACAGCCTATTACTCCCGCCAAATTCGGCCCAATTTCAATCATTTCAGCCCTGCCTCCTTCAAATGTCTATCAATACAAGCTTTTAATGATTTATCCCGAAACGGTATCCAGCACAACATTAATCGTTTTGCTTGTTCGTCCCAGTCTCTATGCGCCGCTTCAATAGCTGCCTTTTCTGCGTCTGTATATTGCTTTTTCATTTCCCGGCTCCTTTCAAACAAAACCCTGATTTTGTTTAGTTGTGTACCAATTGCCGTTCACGGTATTAAGTTCAAACGTTTCTCCGTGTAGCGCCCCATATAATTCGATTTCCGCGTCCGTACAATTTTTCAATCTTCCTGCAAAAACCTCATTAATTTCGCCCAATGTTAGATTTTTTTCATTGAGATCGATTATCTCGCCGTCGATTGTCAAAGTCGCCCATCCATAGCAATCGCAAAGTCTGTCAGCGTTAATAATCGTTGTCTGTTCTGGACTGCAATTCAAACAACCGTAAAATTGTGGATTTTCAATCGGTTTGTTTTTCATCACATATAACCCCATACCCTTAATTGTTTTATCGCGTCATCAATCCCCTTACAAACCGCCGTTTCCCATCCGTAAGCCGCTAATATATTCAGCCAAAAACGTTGATTATCCGATACCTTACTGCCCTTAACCCGTTTCAATTCAATCGCCGCGCCAACTGATTCTGGGCAATTCGGGGGTTTATCGAATATAATCACGTCCGGAAATCCCGGCTTCACTCCTAACCGCTTTCTTTTGGCTAAATACTGTGGTTTTGCTTTGGTTTCGTTCGGGACGTGTGTCCACAACAACCTTAGGCTATCTAGTAACTGCGCTAATGCTTCCTGATCCTGTTCCTCTTTTGCTATTATCTGCATCCTTGCCCCTCCTCTCCTTCTCTAAATCAATATCTATAATCATTGCTACAAGCAAGTTTTGTTTTAGTATTCGTTTACTTGGTGATTTTATTTGCATGGTTCGCAATTTGTAGCCTCCTCGTCACCCATAATTTCATCAAGCCATTTATCGCAACATGTAATACAGGTATAACATTGTTTAGGCCCATCCAAAAAGCAAGTTTCATATAAGGCATTTTCACCAATTTTAATTGTTTCGCCGCAATTACAACATTCATGGTCTTTTCGGACTTTTACAACTTTTTGAGTTTCATATTGGGTATCTTCATCAGACCCGTAAAATTCAGTTGATTCATAGATTTTCTTTGAGTATTTCATTCCCATCCCCCCAATTCCTAATTTTCGTAAATGTTGCCGATGATTTCAAATAGTTTTCTGCAGCTTGGTTCCATTGCTCCAGGAATACTAATAAGCCAAGTACATAATCCACCTTTTCCGGGTAATGGCTCTATTTTAAAGCCCGTAGTATTCCATTTAATTATTCCGATACAATCCTGATTCCAAAAACCTTCGCCTGGTTTATAAACATAATGAATAATATCCCCCTCACAAATCTCCTTGCCGTTTTTGTCATGTAGGCCGGTAAATTGCATTAATTCAAGCCGATCACATTCAAACAAACGTAAATTATATATTGATTTTAATTTATCCCAATCTATCATTTTTTTGTGTTTTTTATCCCACGCCCTAAATTTAATCTCTCTGCTCATTTCGCCCTCCTAACAGCTCGGGGTTATCCCATTTGTTTCCAACTAATGTCATTATTTTATTCCAAAAACTAAGCCCAATATAGCTCGAACTGCCAATTTGTTTACCCATAATTGCTATATCGTTCCAAACAACTTGATATTTGATATTTGAATCGCCAAGATTAAATATGTCACCTTCAAACCACCATATACCATTAATCTCAACGCCCATACCAACGGTTTCTGATCTCACCCGATACGCCCACGGCATACCAGCACTGTTTGAGATATAAAATCCTTTTTCTGGTTGGCCTTTATACCCTTTTGATTCAGATAAAAGTCCGAAACACCATTCGCCATTAATTGTCTCCCCGCGAAATCTAACCATTTCATTCACTCCTTTTGTTGCAATCTCCTTAACGCGCTATACATAATTTCCCGCTCGGCTTTTGAGTTTTTTTCAAACCCATTTCTAACATCACAATTTCCCTTGTAATTTTTGTGGATACATCTTGCCGCCAGATTTTCATCCACCCATAGCAGACCCCATCCATCTGGCAAATCCTTTTTTTGTAGCAGTCCATTCGGGCAACAATAAAATCTTTGTGTTCCCATACCAATCGCCGGACAAATTCGGAATGGTTTTTGCCTATCTGCCACAAAATCAGATTTTGACATTTTGCACTCGACCAATATCGACAAATCAGCCCCGCCGAATCCGATTACATCCGGTATCTCATTGTTGCAAACCGCTGCGCGTAGTTCTTTTAGCGCCACCCCGCAGCTTCCATTTTTTAGTACCCATTTGTAAGCTGCGTTAACTAAATCTGTATGCGTCATATGTCTCCTTTTGTTACATTTCTGTAAATCCACTAAAGTTTTAATTTGAAATGCCGAATTTATATGTTATGTATGCATTTTTGAGAGGGATTAAAGTCTAACGATTAAATACCTTAACCCCTCCGGTAATCTTTTTTTATCGTCACGCTATCAATGGCAAATCGATCAAATTTATTGTTGTGGAGTCGTAGCCTCCTTTGCTTTTCGCAATGCCTCCGGATTGCCTTTTCGATTGCTAAATGGATTCTTACCCATCCGAAATAGATATAACGGGCAACGCTCGACGGTACAATTCCTTACCTCGTCCTGCTGCTGGCAAGTACAATCCATACATTTGTTTCTAATTGCTTTTCCTAATACACTCATATCAATATCACCTCATATTTATTATTTTTACACGTAAATGCAATGGTTTTTGCAGGTTAATGCATCTCGGCTTGTATTCGTACCCTTTAAATTAAATCAGGATTAAATCGGTAAATTAAGCTCTATTCCAGAAATTGCTTTTAGTATTCCGATACTTCCGCTCTATCTTCAATCTCTTGGGCTACATTTGTAAAATCAATCGATGCTAGAATTGCCTTAATTTCCTGCTGTTTCTCCAAATAATTCGTTCCATAACTGGCAGGCCCGATATAGTCTGAAATTGTTTTTGTTACCGCTTGACGTATCATTTCGGCATCAATTTCAACGTCAACATCAACATTGATTATCATTTAAATCATCCCTTTCATTTATTAAACGTCTGCCCGCTCGACCTTTCTGCTTTTGCCACAAAGTATTTCATCAATTTCAAATGATTTTCTACCGTTTCCCCTGCTGCCAATGCGTCTAGATAAATACCGACTATTTTTCGTAAATTTCGCAGTGGTTCGATTTCTGCTGTCAGCTCTGCGATGCGTTGTGTTTTATGGCTATTGATTGTTTGCAAGTTGCTGATTTTATCGCTGATTTCTTTGGTCGTAATTGCTCCTCATTAAATAAATTTGGTTGTTCCATTTCCTCATGTTGCGGAATAAATAACATTTCTTGTGCTGCTTCTTTTTCGAATCTTCTACATCCGTCATCAAAATATTCTGGATCAATTTCGCATCCCCAAAAGTCAAAACCCATTATTCTGGCAGCAATTCTGGATGATTGTGATCCTAAATGGGTATCTAGGATTTTATCACCCGGTTTGGCATAGTTTTTCAGTTGCCAAATATATAGAGCAACGGGTTTTTGGGTTGGATGAATGCGAGTTTCTTTATGTTTCATATCTTGTTGAAGCATGCCATTCCATTTGTAGCGAAAAATTTTAACACTTTCAATTAAATCAATGCTCGCCAATTCGCAATCACTAAAAGGCGTATTGTCATTGACTTTATCCCAAACAATCCTGCCAACCGGTTGCAAAAAATTATAATAATTGCATCCCCAAATTATTTGATGGTCAGAAGCTCTTTTTAATTCATCATAATATTTTCGAGTGGGAATTCCAGAATCCCAAAACTTAACATTACCTTTGTTTTCTTTACGAGCATTATTAACCCGACTGTTAAAATAGTCATCCTTGGCAATTCCCTTAAAATACGGCGGGTCGACTATCGCCAAATCAAAATATTTATCTGGAAACTTTGCCATAAAGTCCATGCAGTCACAACATTCAACGATTGATGTTGGGGTCATTTTTTTAATCCTCTCTAAATAATCGCACTTTTCGCAGTAAACCCATATATTATCAAGCTGAAATAATGGTCTGCCACATTGACATTTTTGAGTTAGTTTTATGATTGTGTGGCCGTTGCGGTTCATGTTTGGCCTCCTTATCTCTTCCGGTAATCCTCAAAATTCATTTCTTGACCGCGACACATTTCCCACAATCTTGATGAAATTGCTTTCGCGTTTTCCTCGTTGTTCTTGGTTGTGAATCTTTGAGTTAAATCATCGATATCATAATTCGTAGTAATAACAAGCGGTAAATTGTTTTCGTAACGCTCGTTAATAATGTGATACAGCTTTTCTAAAACCCATTCATTTACCCGCTCTTTACCTAAATCATCAAGTATTAGCAAGTCAACCGTCCCATATAGGTCGAGAATTTCAGCTTCGGATTCATCCCGGTCGTAACTTTCTTTAAGCTTCCCTAAAAGGCTTATTACAGTCCCAAATATTACTGGCGTCCCTTTCGTGATTAAATAATTTGCTATCGCCGCCGCTAAATGGGTTTTCCCGCTTCCGAAACTACCATTAAAATTAAGCCCAATTCCCTCGGTTTTGTACTTTTCAAATTCTATTGCATACTTTTGAGCGGTTTCAAAAATTATTTTATTGTCATCAAAAACCTGAAAGTTCTCGAATGTCCGGTTTTTAAATCGCTCGCCTAATTTACTTTGCTTGAATAACTTTTCGATTTTTGCCTGATGTTCAGCTCGCGTCAGGGCTGTTTCCTCATCAATCAACCGTTCCTCTTCTTTTTTAGCAGCTTCATACCGTTCTTTTACGGCTCCTTCACATTGACACTCTTCAAATTTGTTCCAAGCGATTATTTCCCGCCTCATCATTGCCCGCCGTCCGATTGGGTTTAATTCACTACCGCAATAAATACAATTTATGGATTCAGGCGGTTCGAACGCAAATGCGAAATTTAAATATTCAGCTTCATCCGGTGTAAAAAAAACTGTCATTTCCGTTATCTCTTTAATTGAGAGGGCGGGAATTAAACCGTTTTGATTCGGCTGATTGTTGTTTAGGATTTTGTTTAGGGGTTTCATTGGTGGCCTCCTTGTTTGCTTTTCTTTCCCAATTAAGGATAGTCATATAATCATTCTTATACTTGACTCCCTTGCTGCCTTTATAGAGGTTTAGGTTTTCAACCCGTTCATTGGTTCCTGTCTCACCGAATTGCTCTATAAGTTTTTTATGTTCCTCTTCGGTCATAGTCACAAATTCGGCATATATGTTTTTTACATTCTTATCATTCTTATCATTCTTATCATTCTTGTTAGTTGTCGGTGCTTTGTCGGTGCTTTGTCGGTGCTTTGTCGGTGCTTTGTCGGTCTCTTTGTCGGTCTGTTCATCCCAGCCTTGATAAACACCCCAATTAACAATGTTTATAAGCCTTCCTGTCTTTGTCGTTTTGTTTGTCAAAAATTCGAGCTTTTCGAAATTTACTAATGCGGTTCTCACGGATCTAATACTGACGCCGCTTTTCGTCACTATCGATTGGAGGCTTGTTACAAACTGACCAGGTTCCGCCTTAAACTTATCACCATTCCAAATCCACTCTCTTTCTTGATGATTAGCCATCATCAATAGAGTGATCAATACAACCTTTTGCTCCGGTTTGGATTGCGTCCATATTGCTTTTTCCATCAAGCACCGATAAAGTTTCACATATCCTTCAGGTGCCGCCATATCATTTAATCTCCTCCTCCGCTTTCCGCAACCAATACTCCCTTAATTCCTCAGCCACGCGTTCCCGCTGCCCTGGTTCTGTCAGGTTGACTAAAACCGATTCGCTTATCAATTCGAAAGCTCGTTCCAGCACTTTGTTTTTCTGAAATAGTTCGTCTTTTTCGGTCAAAAGTTGATATTCGTCAAGGTTGGTCATTCACTCACCCACTTCCAATAAACAGTAATTTCAAAACAAAAAATTATGAATTTAATTTCGCATATAGAATTTATCCGGCACCAGCCGAACCCAAAGGCAATCGCTCCGGATTGTTTCCCTAAAGTTTGTCGACAATATATCTCTGCTTGTTTCATTCATTTGCCCGCTTTCTCAAAATCTTTTCCCACAAATATCACAAATTTGGCATTCTGGCTGCATCACACATTCGCCGGGAATGTAGCTATACTCAGTATGATTTATTTTGTGTCCGCAAGTTGGTTTAAACCGTTCAAATCGCTCCTTGTGCCTTTTCTGCTTATAACCGCATTTGATATGCATATGCCTATCAAAACCGCATATTGTCACTTCAAAATCGCAATCATCAAATTCTTTACAAAAATGTCTTTCGTAAAAATACCGCTGCCCTTTTTCAATTTTTCTGCCGCAAATGTCACAAACATGATCTTTACGGGCTTTTCTAATCTTCACTCAATCACCTTCATTCGGATAAATATTGACAGCATAGCCGCCTTTATGGTCATTTGTAATTACCATTTTGTGGCCTGACTCGTCGATCGCTTTAACAACTCGGTAACCCGTTAAAACAATGCCAATAATCATCCCGGTGATTAAGCCAACAAGTAGCAGAAACATTAGTGTTCACCTGCTTTCTCATTAACCGCTTCAACAATCAAATCCGCCAATTCTCCATATCGGTTTTCTTTCCAATCAACTCCATTGCAACCGATTAAAATCAATTCATTACCAAATTTGATATAGTGAGCTTCTGAATAAGGATAATTGTTTAAATAATCAGTATAAATTACATGCTCTAGTTTCATTTTGCCCTCACCTCTGCCACAAATACCATCGGATTATTAGCCCAATTATAGCCCGGTTTGGCGCGGGAGTCCCAAGTTTTAGTAAACACGGGCTTGCCCGTAAAATAGCCCCGATTATCGCCCCAATATGTCCATTCAATCCCTTCGGCATCAATATCTTTTTCAGAAATATCCTGTACCCGCTCCACCCAAATCCGCTCAGGCACAATGGTCAACCGGGAGGCTTCGCGAGGCATGGTGACGGGTGATTTCCAGCAAAATGGTTCGACTATTGCCGATTCGGGAATATCTGGGTTGTCATCTGTAGCCTGATAAATATAAGTTGGATCGTAGGGAAGACCTCCGGGAGTTGAATCGCCACGCTGCCAAATTCCCCACGTCTCCTTACACCAAATTTCCTCCCCGGCCGCACCGAACGGGCAGGTGAAATGCTCTGAGCAGCAAAAATCATCATCATACCAAAACATCTTATCCTCATATTTACCGCTCGTTTCACGGCCTAATTTATAATTGTCGTTCGGCGGTTGAACCTTGCAAACTCGCCTTATCTGCCCATGTCCATTCTTTTGCAGGTTTTGAAGTTCGAAGTCATACAGAATAATTGATTTCATTGTGATCATCCTCCCATCTTTGACATTATAAATAGACAAATCCCTATCATTCCGGCAACCGCTCCCAATATAAATCCGATGATAATGCCACCATAAAATGGGTTCATTGGGTACCCTCCTTGAATTCCTCGTTGTATGGCACAAAAGTACAAGTGGTATTATAGAAATCCCAGCGCCCATGTTCGTCTTGACGCTGTTCTGCGTTTTGGTATAGCCACCCGCCCGGAACGCGGGTTATTCCCATCATATCGTTAATCACGCAACATTCATGCAGTTTCAAATCATAAATGTTCATTTCGATATCTCCTTAAATTACCTGCTTCAACCACTTCACCAAGATTAATACGCCAATACTCACCAGCAAGATCTAATCGAAACCCATTAGAAAATGTTGTATATATTTGGAATATAGTATCAAATCCTTCAAACTCAGCGATAAAATAGGGTTTATCTTTTCCGTATCCATTCGTAAATTTCACAAAGTCGTATTTTCGTTCCTGACCATTACGGTCATATAGGCGCATTGTCATCCATCTGCTTTTTTCGCGTATTTCAAAGTTTTTTTCCCCGGTAACCATCACGTCAAACGGAGCTTTTTTAATGGTTAAGGTTAATGTGGTCATTGCGCGGCCTCCTTGAAATGCTTTTTAAGCGTTTCTAAGCAATTTAATCCATAATTACCACCAGGACAATTATTTTTTAACGGGCATCCTTCACAATTTCCTCTTACAGTATGCATAATCCATTCACACGCCCGTTCCAAGGATTGGGTTAATTCGACATTTTCCCGCTCCAATTCCACCACTTTAGATTCGATTTCTACCCATGATTTTGCAGTCATGATTTCACCGCCTTTAACTCGACTTCTAAAGGTTCGGATTCCCATTTTAGATCAGGAAACAAATCTTTAAACATCCTCGTAGAATCGTCAAAACTAATCCAATAATCTTCGCTCGCCATGCGTATAGGTTTAGTCGCGTGAAGGCTTATAGTACCGTCACCATTTCTTGCTACCCACATTTTATCCCCTTCCCGGCGCTAGGGTTACTAGCGCCAAATGAATATTTCTACCGTCTGAAACTCATTGAATCTTCTGAATATACCCTCACTCCGGGAATGTTAGTAGCGCCCTTTAACGCCGTAACCACGCCGCGAATTGACTGCTCGTTAACCATTAAATATTCACGTGGGATTAACTTATCGTTTACAATTTCGAATTTCCAAATCTTTTTGGTTGACTCGCCTTTTTGTTTTTGAATCGGTTTAGCATAATAGGGAACCACAACCGGCGCAACGTCTTCCATTTTGGAAATAGTTTCTTCAGCCTTTTCAAACCGGTTTTGTTCCATTTGCTTTTCGGCTAACTTTGCCAATCGTTCCCGTTCTTTTCGGGCTTCTTCTTCGGCTTTTAATCGAGCAATCCGGGCTAATTCGTCGGCTTTACGTTGTTCTACTTGGTCAAAGGCTATAATGGCATCTTTGAGCTTTTTAACCATTGTTTCACAGGCGGTTGCAGGAGGCTTGTAAAGTTCCCTAATGCTGTCGGCGGCGGCTTCGATTGGTCTGGTTTGGTTCAACCGTTCCTCATCCAATGACTTTTTAATTTTGTTTAATTCAATTCCTAAGCTGGCCGCATTCGCCCTTTGCTCATTACCATCAATAGTTAGCACGCCGACTTCTAATTCGTGGGCGCCGGCTTGTTTAACAAGCTCTTGTGCTGCCGGTGATAAAGCTATTAAAAATTGTCTAATTTCAATTTTTGTTTCTTGGTTTGTGGTTTCATTCATTTCATTTTCCTCCTAATTTCCATTTGTAAACGTTGAGTGCTGATAAAAAGATGTTAAAATCGTTGTCATTGTTAAGTCTATGTAATTTATAATTGCCATCGTCTTTCAGTTGCAAGGCATAGCGTTTACATTTTAAATCTGTATATGCCCTGGCATATGCAGCGGTTTGCGGTCCAACCGACATGGGATCAAACACTCCGGTCTTGATGTCTAACAGTGCCTTTTTGCCATTTAAGATTCCAAACCGATCTAGCTTTCCGGCGTATTTGAGGGCGGGATCAAAAACCATCCTTTCCATATCGATGATCTCAAACCCCGATTCAAATTTAAAACGTTGGTACGCTTCAAGATATGGAATAATCCGATCATCCAAGGAACCATAGTCAAGCTCGTTTTGATCATCCAATTCTGTTGCTAAATGTACCATAGTTCCTAATTCGGCTTTCCATTGAAGGATAGTCGATGAAATAGCTGACAAGTCCGGCAAACCTACCGCCGAAAGGATCTGTGTCACGGAAGGCAGCGTTAACCCTTCAAAAGTATATTTATGATTTATTTCGTCGAAGCTAATTTCTGGCAATCCCGGCACATTACATCACCACCAAACTTTTTATTACACCACTCAATTATTGCCGCTACTTCTGCTTCGCTTTTTGCCAAAGGTTTGCCACATTTAGGGCAAGGCATAATGGTTTCGTCATTCGGTTGTTCGGTTTGTGTTGTTTGCGTCTTGCGCTGCGGTTGCTTGACCGGTTCTTTTGTTGATGGTGTTACATTTTCAATATCTTCCTCATCGATAATGTCTTGTGTGAATATATCACTCGCGGCGGTCGCCGAAAGAATCCCGTCGACATAAGCCCGTTTCTTCGCCATTTTTAGCACCGTGTTATAGGTATCTGCAATATCTTGATTTTCCATTTTCTCCCCAAATTCACAAATTTGCCAAACACCTTCAATTTTTGCGGCACCATATCCGGGCCCGCCCAGCAATTGTTGCGCCTCGGTTACTTGCCCTTCTTTTTTTAAATTCCAATATTCTTTCGGGACGGGTTCGCCAGTTGGTTTCTTTTCACCGCCGCGATAACGATATTTAGATTCCATCGTTGAGCACGATCCGATCCCAGTTGCAATTTCTAAACCGGATGAACTTAAAATGTGACAATATACCGTTATTTCCACATGACCGTCATGACCCGCCATCTTTTCAACTCTAATATCACGATCATTGTCAATCACAGGGCGCAAATGGAAGGTCAAGGACAGCTTTTCCGCTCCTGGCTTAAGTAACACTTTCTTGTCGCCACATCCAGGTATTTTTCCATAATGTGTTCCGTCTTTCATTACTTTTTTCATGACTTCCTGAATGAGATTAACCTGCATTTGAATCTCATTTGCACTAGAAAACGTCTGTAATTCGTTCATTTATCTTCTCTCCTATCAATTTTTCTCGCCATTTCTTCCGGGTAATTATCTATCCGTTGTTTCTGTTTCGAATCGTTCTTTCACAAGCCCAAAATATTTCATGACCTCTTCTTCTCCAACATCATCCAAAAGGCGTTCTAGCTCAACGTCGTTCAGCCGATATTCGGTTTTTCCGTTGTTCCAATAGGTAGATTCACAACTCCCGGCTATTACTTGTAAATTCAACCTTTGACCCCTCCTGACATATAAAATCGATATTCTTTCATAAAATAGTTCACGTTAATTTTTGATGCATTTGAGGCATAAAGCGAAATCTTTGATAGAAAATCCCGCATTATCTCGCATTGACTCGGTGTTAATGCCTCGGTCATCGGGCATCCCGTAGGTTTCATCGTTATTCCTCCTCGTTTTGTAATTGGTCAAGATATTTCGCAAAAGTTCAGTCGTTCCAGCTTCACGAATCATTGCTAAAACCTCACTTATCGTTTATAATTTGATTGATGATTTTTCTTAATCTTCCCAACTCGCTACAGTTGGGAATTTTTCATCTGGAAGCATAACGGGCATTACAACAGCTATCATTTTGCCTTGAGCTTTAACTACCACCGGTTTGTTCCATCCCGAACCATAAAATTTGTAATAAGCGCTGCCGATAAGGTTTATATAAACTTCGCTGATAGATACCGGTTTTTTATCTTCGGTCAAAAACATTAAGTTGTTTTTTCCGTCATAAAATGTGCTGTTCCAACGCGAATAAATTAATTCGGTATTTGCCCCTTTGGTAAATTCATCCACCTTGGCAATCATATTAGGCGCGTTTTCCTGTTCCGTTCCATCGAGGTAATGATAATTTTTTCTACGCGCCGGTAGTTTAGGCCACATTACACGGCTTTCAAAAACAGGGCTACTAGGTTCCAAGATTAGTAAGCAACTACTATCAGAAATTGCTATTTTGCCATCTTGCAATCCGCCGATAAAAACATGGCCGTATTTTAAAGCCTTGGCAAAATACTTTTTAATTGCCGGTTCGTTCATAATTTTCCCCTTTCTGCTCTGAAAAGCATTATTCTTCGATTTCGATCACATCGGTATACGACCTGACAATAAGACCTTTCAAAGCCCATTTATTGGCAATTTCAGGATCTGATGTAATACCGACTGGGAAAGTTAATTTGGGCTGGAAACAGCTCCAAAACTCAATCTTTTTCTTAACCATCCGTTTCGGAGGTTCGGGAATTTCGAATTCTGGCATTGACCAATATAGATCTGGATACTCTCCAAAGGCATAATTATTTTTAACCCTAAACCCATATCTGTTATAAGGAACCATATTGCCATCTTTGAATCTACAAATCAAGTAAGTTGTTTTATCTTCGTTCCCATCTACCGCCAAACCACATTCAGCTATCGCCCCGCTACCAAATCGAAAACTAAAAACTCGATCCCCTTTTCTTGATTTCGACAGGTCATTCTTTGAAAAATTCATTATTCTGCCTCCTTGTTTAAATCATCAATCATTTCTAAAACTTCATTCAATACTAAAAGGCAGATAAACCCATAAGATTGATACAAGTCGGGGCCTTCTAATCGTTCTATTTTAGCCTTTATTTGTTCTTTGAGCTGTTGCAATTCATTCATCATTCTGCCTACTCCACCTCAAATTTGACTTCGTTCGGAAAACATTCTAATTTAATCCATTCCGGGTCAGTGCCGGACTTGGGATGTTGGGAAAACGCTGGGCACCAAGGGCCACAGGGAGTGCCAACGCCGTTTTTAATGTTTTTAGGGCATAACAGGCGGTGGCTGTTTCTTGTTAAATATGTGATCCCGTTGTCGTTTTCGTCGATTTTTACTTTCATCCCCCCACCCCCATCCGAATTAATAACCCGGTCAGATGTATTACCCCATGCATCATTAACACCCCGGCAACTAGCATCAACAATGCCTCGATTCCTTCCCGATCAGTAATCATAGCCACCGCCTCCGACCTGGAATGTAACCTATAACCAATCCAAAAATGCGACATGACATTTGATAAACCGGGCCGGAAAATGTACGTCTTGCTTGAGCTATAAAGGTGATCATTTACACAGCCTCCTTAGTAAGCCATTGGGCGAAATCTCGAATGAATTCAAATTCATAAACTTCACCATACAATTTAGCCGACATTAGCGCTTCTTCGAGCGTATAGTGTTCTCCATTTCGGTTATAATGCGAGTCACTCAAAGAGCACCAAATAAACGGATCACTCAATTCATTGCCCTGATGAAGTTTAAAAAGATTACCGTTATATTCTTTGAGCACATAAATACGGGATAGACTACACTCCCCAACTCTTACCTCATCTGTTCTGTCATCAAACATAACTCGTTTCATTATATAGCCTCCCTATTCTCCCGGTACCATTGCCGGATTTTATTGTTCTCCGCCCGTTTCTCCCTGCGTTCCTGGAGCTGTAAGCTTGTCCATGGATCGCGCTTGCGGAGACGGCGTTTGCGGGATTTTGAGCGCATGGATAACACTCCTTACAAATTTAATAGTTAAGCAAAATATCTTTATTTAAATCCTGCTGGATAAACTTAATAAGCATTTGTGATGTCATTTGGTTCAAGCAAATCAGCGTATCACTATCGCCATCCTTAAGCCTAATAACTATGCAATTATCGCTGTTGTAGCTAATTTGAGGGCGACCGTCGAATTGACGTTTGGTTTGAGTAGCAGGGGTTCTTTGAATAACTTGAATCATTGGGGCGCCTCCTCATCTGGGGTATAAGTGCAATATATTTTAATTTCATTCGGGAACGGTCTTAGTGTAGTTTCAAGCCAGTCAGTGGTTTCTCCGTCATCACCCTTGAAAAATTGGTGAACGATGCGGCTGTCAACTGTTTCCATGAGTTGTTTGGCTTGTGTTTCTGTACAAAAGTGCTGATGGATATCGATTGAAAAATCTTTAAATCCGATTTTTTCAAGGGTTTGGGTAAGTTCTTGAAACTTTGTGTTTAGCTCTGAGTTCATAATTTTCCCCTCGCTTTCCAAATTTCCGCAAACAATTAACAAACTTGCGTTAATTTTGCAATGGCCTCACAATTTAACCGGATCTGCTCGACATTTTTAATTTCGCGTTTTGATTCTTGCTTATTCCAACCTGCTAAAAGTTCAATTTGCTCGATTACTATTTTCTGGATGTACATTTGCTCTTTGGTTACCATTGTTTTCACCTCCCCTTATTCCGAATAATTCACAGAGACGGGATTTAATGATTTTATAAGGTATCCCCTCCCTGTAATAATGATATCCCTCTCTAATTTCGCCCATCGGAGTTTGCCCGGTATGAATCCATCTAGTAAAAGTAATCCTCCCTATTTTGACTAATTTTGCTGCTTGGGTAATTGAAATGATTTCGGGAAAGTCATCGTAATTCATGAGAAACCTCCTTAAGCCACATACTTAACTAACATTTCTTTGATGATTGAGGTGTAAATTTCTTTAAGCTTTGGATCTGCCTCGATTACATCTAGCTTACAAAGATTATCAATTTTGCCCTTTGTTGCCCCGGCCAACTCGTAGCGCCGTCGAAGGTTAGAAAGTCTAACCGATAGATCACAATGTGCCCGAGCTTCCAAAATTTCATAGCTTGTCCGACCTGCAATTTGATAAATGTTTTCCTTAACCGTGGTTTTCATGGTTTGAGCTACTTTCCGCAGGTTTTCGCTTGCCCACTTACGCCAATTATCATCCCGGCCAATGATGGTTTCTTTGATGGTTGTTAAGGTTGATTCGGTTTGTTCGACCCTCGATTCGATTTGTTGTTGCCTTAACTCGATACTAATTAAGGCTTGTAATTGAGGGCTTAGAGTTTGAATGACTGGTTGTTTGATTTCCTGTTCCATCTTATTAAAGGCTTTTATGTAGTCCTCTTTGAATTGTGCCGCCTTTGACCCAGTAAAACCCATTGCTAAAAAAGTAAAGCCGTCGCGGGTTAGTTCAAACATAGGAAGAGTTCTACCGGTTGAGTCGGTATATTCACTGGGCCGAAAATTCGTCTGAGTGAATTCCTCACTGCATTCAAGATTTCTAACTGCTTCAATAATATGTTTGTGAAGTTTTTCAAACACTTCTGCCACTTTTAGTGAAGTGGTGATCACTTTTCCGCTTTGAACCGTTACTAAATCGTCCATTTTATCGACCTCCTGTCAACTTGATTTTAAATCAACATTCAAGGTAAAAAAATAGTGTTGGGAGTTTTCTTTAATGCTTTACAAATTTCAAGCGCCGTTTCGAGTCTTAACCCGCGATCACCTTTTTCGACTTTCCTAATATAATCAGGAGATAAGCCCACCACCTGCGCCAAGTCATTTATGCTCATTCGTGATTGTTCTCGGTAGTACTTAATTCTGTTTGTCATTTAATACCACCTCCTGCCTGTATTTTATTTTTGACTACATGAATAATATATCACATACCGGACGTCTAATCAAGCGATTTACAATAATATATGACGTTTCGTCACATATTATTTTAAAATACTTGATAGATTATCATTTACAAATACTCCAAGTCTTGATATAATCATACCGGAAGAAGGTGATGTATTGAAAAGCGAATTTTGTAAAAGATTGAAAAAACTAAGAAAGGAAAAAGAGTTAACACAAAATGATATTTCGAATTTTCTTGGGCTCGCTTCTTATACAACGATTTCGAAATGGGAAAAGGGAGTCAATGATCCGCCGATTGAATTATGTGTGAAGCTGGCTGAATTTTTTAAAGTTTCTTTAAATTATTTAGTTGGTGAATCCAATCAGCGGCAAGAAGATTCCGAGCTAGAAAAAGTTCCGGTTACGGTTTTTACCCAATCCGACGTAACCCTGATCCAGCGATTTCATACCATGTCATCAATCGGTCAAAAAATGATTCTTGACATGATGGACAGTATAGAAAAAATGGAGAAGCGGAACTGACAACAACAAGATGGTGAAAGCCATCTTTTTACATATAATAAATTTAAGAAAGGGAGCGAAGATAGTATGAATCTAAAACCGGATTTGTTCGCATGAATTTTTGGATAATTTTAATAGCGGGATTTATTATTGGTGTCTTTACTGTGTTTTTCGTTTTGGGAATATGTTCTATTGTGATAGAACATCGCAGCAGAAAAAGAAGCAAATTAAATAGAAGGTGATTTTGTGAAAGGTTATAAACAAAAACGAGGAAAAAATTCGTATAGGCTCGCCGTCTACGTTGGGCTTAAGCCGGATGGAACAAGCGATTACATCAAAGAAACGATTCACGGTAGCAATAAAGAGGCAGACAAACGGCTTGCAGCAATGGCAACCGAAAACGACAGGGGCGAATATACTGCGCCCACGAAACAGACATTTGGTGAATATCTGCTCACGTGGCTAGAATATATCAAAGGGCAAGTATCTGAAGGGACATACGAAAACTACTATGGATATTATAAAAACCATATCAAGAATGACTTAATTAGCCGAGTAAATATTGCCAAATTAACCGCTTTTGATTTACAAAAATTTGTTAGTAAGCTTGCCAAAAGCAAGACATTAGTCAAATATAGACCAAACAATATAATATCGCCAAAAACTGTCAAAGAAATTTTATGCATGATTAAAACGGCGCTCAAGCAAGCTTGTATATGGCAAATAATCAAAGATAACCCGTCACAATATGTCACGCCTCCAAAATCAGTCAAATACCATGCTAAAGTTTTTGACGATGAAGAAATCGTTAAATTTTTAGAAGCGGCTGAAAATGATAGGTTTTATTTTTTATTTTTGATAGCCATTTATTTAGGGCTTAGGAAAGGGGAAATTCGGGGCTTACGTTGGCAGGATATAGACACAAGCAAATGTAAATTAACGGTCGCGCAATCGGTAAGACGGGGCGGCTATGAATCTCGATACAAAGACCCTAAGACTGAAAACAGTAATAGCACTCTGCCATTTGAAGAATGGATGGTACCATTATTTTTAAAACAAAAAGCGGCAGTTAATATAATGAAATTAAAATACGGGAGTCATTGGAACGATAACGATTTAGTTTTTCCATCTATAACGGGAAACCCAACCAACGTAAATGTATTGACAAAACATTTTTGCGATATAATGGATAAGGCGGGGCTAGAACATATCAGATTCCATGATTTAAGGCATTCGTGCGCCACATTATTATTAACCGCTAACGTCCACCCTAAAGTAGTACAGGAACGCCTCAGACACGCCACGATGGGAACAACGATGGATCTATACAGCCATGTTATTCCAAAAGTCCAAGAAGAAGCAAACCGGACTATGAGTAAAATATTAAATATAAAAAGTAAATAGCAAAACAGAAAACCGCTTATAACAGCGGTTTTTTAGTTGCATGACCAATTTCATGACCAATTTTGTTTTTTTTAAATATTTTTTGCTTGTCTAGCTGGTGTTATAAATGGTGCGGGTAACAGGAATCGAATATGAGACCGATATTATTTATATTGTTCTAGTCTGTTCTAAAATGTTTGTTATGCAGGGATTTATTAAAACAACTCTTTTATTTTGTTCCAAACAGTTCTAATTAATTCCGCTTTTTCATAACCAACCCATGACCGGTTATTTTTTTGCTCTTCCTTATAAATTAAGTTTTCCTTCCGCACAGTCAAACCTTTTATTAGCAAGTGCATCAAATAGAGCGTTTTGTTTATTAAGTTTATTTCGTATTTAAACATTACTTTCCTCCTTGTTTTTTAATAAACTGCCCGCAAAGATCCGCTCCAAAAACCGATCTGCAATTGTTAAATTCACCTCCATCCTTTTTTGTTAATAATCACAAAATAAACTTGACATAAATATATATATAAAGTAAAATAATGGAGCTCGTGTAATTTTTATATAAAGCCTTTCTAGCACTTTGGGGAAGGCTTCTTTTTTGATTTGTTAACAATCTCATTATACTACCATAACATTTTGTTAACAAGCGGGAATATTATTGTCAACTAGAGAAGGGTTTTAGGTTGGCATTAAAGAATTAAAGTGGAAAATAAAAAGAGCCGTCAGGCTCCTTACCGACCGTTTATTGATCTCCCCATTCGCAAGGGAAAAAATATCGCTTGCAAATAGGGCAACGCTTTTGCTTGTTCCCGGCTTTAATTTGGGATTCCACAAAATCACTCCAACCATTGTAAGAAGGTTTTACAGGTCTGTGCCAAGAGCAGCAACCATCAATTTCGCCGTTGTATTCTACCCATTCACCATTTTTTAATTTTGCTTTGGTTCCGGTCGTCAGACTCATAAAGACGGGGCTTTCGTTATTCATTTTTTTACCTCCAAACAAGCTAACAAAAAAGCTTTTGTTCGCTGCTCAGGAGTAGCATGGATACAATTCCAAAAGTCTAATTTTAACCCTTCCATTTGGCAACAAATTGCATCAAGCTCGTCGCAATATTTTCCTTGAATTCCCATTTCCTTGACCTTTTCTTCGAGTAGGAGAGCATCCCGAATATCTTCGGCAGGGTTCCACTTTTCAGCAATACCCTTATTGACTATTATTACATTGCCTTTATCATTTACAAAATAAGTTAAGCCAGACGCATTAACCGCCTCATCAAGTTTCAAGCTTTCTAAATATTCAATTCCGACAAATGGCGCAGTCTGCCAATTCAACCACTCCGGCGATCCATTTGAAATTTCTCCTCTAGTCATGAATCCTCCTAACTTGCCCTATTACATCCTCTAAAGCGTCATTATATCCTTTGCAATATGCCGCTTCTTTATCGTCGTCCGGAATATTCTCGTCCAATGGCGAAGGTTCTAAATTATTGATTTTTGATAAAATTTCCTCACGGGTCATGTCTCTTCCTCCGTTTCTTCATGCATTAATTCCATTAGTTCGGCATGCTCTTCCATTCCTATTTTATCATCAACTATATCAATGATCTCTAAGCAATTCATCCTACAGTATATCAGTGCATTCCCTTTAGTATCAAATGATGCAAGCCACATTTCTTCATCTTCGGTATCAACTATAGCCCATAACCATTCTCCGGTTTCGTTGGTGTGGTGTAATATTATCTTTTTCCATTCAATCATGTCAATCCTCCTTCTCACACCAACATTCGTTGTCGGCGCATAGCGTCCCATATTCCTTATATTCGGTTTCATTGCCACAAGTAGAACATTTTACCATCTTATCAATAATAGCGTTATTCTTTTCCCATTGTTCGACCGTTTTCCCAGTCATGCATTCAATGATTTTTTCCTTAGCCACGTCAATCCTCTCCCTCGTATTTGGCTAAAAACTCGCGGCCTCGCCATCCAAGCGTATCGCTAAAATTTGAGTGCTTAAGTGCTTTGATTGCTAATTCCAAAGTCTCTTTGACCTTCAAAAAATCTTCATAAGCAACGAGTTCACCCTCGTCATCAATTTCGAAGTGTTCAATAGCTTCGACTTCCTTTTTAGTTAACACGGCTCCTCCTTAAATAATAATATTATTATACGTTTCTACCGCTTGATATATGCTTGACGTCGATTGTATTATGCACCCGTCCTGTTTAACATCGTATTTAAGGCACTCGGCAGATACAACCATTTCGATTCTTTTCCCGCGACCCGACTTATAGTATGCGATAATTGTTTGCTTATATTCTTTAACCAACATTTTTTTATAATCATCTTCGGATATGATTTGTTTTGGCATGTCAATCCTCCTTGCCCATTAATTTCGCTGCCCAATATCCCGCTCTAGTTTCCCCAGTCTGTTCAATAGAGACGGCTCCAAGCAAAGCGGAATTAAAATCAGGAAAGTATTCATGCGGATTTTCGCCTTTGACAATCGGCATGAAATGTTTTTCTTTAAACGATTTGTTTTCATATTCGACGATAAACATGAAGTCTTTAATTTTAGTAATTTCTTCTATGCGATAATATTTATCGTCAAACAAATCGCGAATTTCATTAAGTTCTTTTTCACGTTCAAATTCCCGCTGCGCCGTCCAATACATCTGAGCCTTTGGAATTGCCAGCATTTTGTCAATAGTTTCTAAAGCTTCTTCAACGGTTTTATTCATTGGTTTCCTCCTTTTTTCGTAAATACCGAATTAATTCAAACAAAACATTCCCAACATTTTCGGCCAAATATATTGAGTCTGGATATTCTAACGATGATTCTAATTCGTGTTGCATCATTTCAAGTTTTGTAAATTCTTTAAGCATTATTTTCCTCCTTCGTTTTCATCACAAACACAGCACCGCACTTGCGGCAATAGATTTTACCTGTGTAGCGTCCTAATGCGTGGGGATGTTTTTGCCTCAATAGCATCTTTCCCCCACATTTAGGACATGGTGTTTGATTGAGTTTCATTTTGTCACCTTCTCATCCAAGGCAATTATTAAGCTTTGTTCCATGATCCCCAATAATCTTCGTAATTCGGCGGAGTCGTAATTATCCAAAGATCTTAACATGCTATTATGCAACCATAAAAGTGATTGTAAAAGCTTTTTATTATCTTCGCCCATTACTTTTCCTCCAATATTCCGGCAATATCGGTCTGTGTACTGAACTAACCGGAATTTCGATTTTAACTATCTCATTTATAGTAGTCGATTCTACCACACCTAATAATTGATCATTTAAATATGCTTTCCCGTTACCTAAATCACGGTTTATTACAATTGAAACATATGCAATATTCATTTTCCTCAGCCCCTTTTCTAATCGGGTATTTTTTTTATTAAATCATTACATTTTTGGCAAATATCTGTTCCTGATAATCGCCGATTTTTTCCGCATATATTGCATTTGTTTCTTTTCTTTCTCCACCACCATATCGACCTATGATAAGAAATTAATTCTAGTCTCCTATACACTCTTAACCAAATACTAATTCCCGGCATTGATTTAAACAAACTAGTTATTAAATTGACTTTCATTTTCCTCCAATCTTCCGGTTCCGGATGGTTCAATCTCCCGTCATTGCATGATAGACCATAGCAGATACCGTATTATCTACCTTTACAATGAATAGCGCCATGAGGCCAACAATTACATTTGTTTTGACATGTTTCAAAAAGATTATTTGGAATCATATTTTCCCCTCCCCAATCAACTCCGGGTTCTCCTTGACGTTGCCGATGATTTCAAGTTTATCTATATCTGACGCATTACTAGAATATATCAAATATCCATAACAAACAGCGACATAGGCCCTTAAAAGTCTATCATCAAAATGGAATACACCGACTTTCTCTTCAACGCTATTTAAGCAATCAAGTTTAAATTTAACAATATGAAAATCATAACAAATCTCATTCCCGTGGATGTCAATCTTTCCGGTGGATTCATAACACTCGGTATCGTCATTATTGGTAAAAGCATATGGTTCCCAAACGGAATCAAGCTGATTTGTTTTATTATTCCATACAATAAATTTATTCATTATCGGCCTCGCTTTCTTCATGATTTGCTATTTGTTTCAACAAATCGCTTATCGCAGCATGATCTTCGTTGGTTAAAAGCCCAAGAGCTCTTAATTTTAATAAAGCTAGTTTTAAAAGTGTCCATTGTCTTGGTGTTGGGTATAATGCGTTCATTTCTTGTCCCTCCTTTCAAAGTATTTGCCGAGGGCTTCCCTGACAATATCCGATTCTGACCATTTAGGAATTCGTTCCGGCCTGCGCTTCAATTCTTCTTTAATTTTTTTCATTTGCTCTTCGGTAATTTGAAAATGTTTGCGGACTAGTTTCATTTAATTTCTCCCATAAATTTGTTTTTAATATCTTTTAGTAAAGACCCGAAATAAATTAAAATATAAACAAATAAAAATTCAGCCTCCAAGCTCGGAGTATTATCTAAATTAAAACTTTTTTCACGTCGCTTATAATTTCTAAAATAAAAACCGCAACGTTTAAATTCGATTAAAACAGTCAATCCTGCCCCTCCGATATCATTTCTATATCCCCATTATATCACAATAGTGGGGACAATGCAATCATAAAAAAATAGCCCCCATTTCTGAGGGTAAAAATAAGATATATATGTTTACATAAACTTTTATCTGTGTTATCATAAAATAGCAAAGCCGAATAGCGGATAACGCTATTTGCCGCCAGCCCGCAAATCATTGTTTCCCGCCAAAGAAGCCGATGATTTGTGGGTTTATTATTTAACCGCCACGTAATTCCTCCAATATTTTTCTACCCGTCTCGACCGTCCCGACACCATTTTTCATGTAATCGAAAAATTCGTCCATCTTTTCTAATCGTTCGAAAATAGGCAGATTGTAGAATTCACTTTCTTTGGCTTTTTCTACTATGGATTTCATTAAATCACCTCCGGCAACTAAAAATTTTCCTATAACGCCAAAACCCCTAAAATAGTGGCTATAACGGTTATTATATTCCGCTGAATAACAAGCTTCCTAATCTTTGCTTTGACCTCTTTTTCGTACTGTTTGAAGGATTCTTCGAGCGTCTTTAAATCCGTCTCCGCTTGACTCAATTTCTCGGATAGTTGTATTGATAGATTCTCGGATTTCTCGATTTGACTTTTCAATGTCGTTAGTTGATTTTGCAGCGTCTGAAGCTGCTTTTCCTGCCGCTCCAATTGTTGTTTTGAGGTCTGCAAGCTGTTTTTGACTTGATTGTAATTGCTCTCTAAGTTGTCGATTATTTTTAGCAATTGATTCAGCTCTGATTTGTATACTTTGTAACTGCCCTCGGCTTGACAGGAGACAGAGACAATAACCAAGAGCAAAAGCGACAATAGCAATGATAATGTAAGTTTTATATTGCAAATTTCAGCCACCCCCTAACTTTCGTGCTACCATCTGCCGAAGTTTTACCATCGGGAATTTACTACCCGGACAAGTTTTGTAACTGGCGTATTTGTGATGAGTTTCGATGTCATCCGGCCTTAATCCATATCTTTTGCAAATATCAGTACACAGTCCGACCAGCACTTTTAACGCCCATTCCGTAGGTTCTGTGAGGTCATAATTGCCCACGACGCAAACGCCAATAGATTTATCGTTCATTCCTTTGCAATGTGCCCCAACAACGTTTTCTGACCGGCCTTTCTGCACTACAATTTTGTCGCCGACATTTTCAACCCCCCAATGATATCCGATGTCCGTCCAACCTTTTTCCTGAATGTGGTATCGGCGAATAGCTTTCCAATCATTAACGGTCTGATCTTTTGTCAAACTATGATGGATAATAATTTTAGTTGCCTTCATGCTTGCCCCCTATATCTTCCAATTTGTCCTTCGTAACCCCCAAAATCTTCTTTATAATCGGGATATTAATCTTTTTCAGCTTGCATATTTTGTCGACATTTTCAAGGATCGAATACCCTTCTGTAAGCATGATCGCCCCTTCGATAATTCCCTGAAGAAAAGCAGTAAGCGCTACTTGCCCACATTGATGACCTAAAAATAATAGCAGATAGTAAATCATCAATTTAACCAAACCATGATACATTCGACGTGATTCTGGAACCACAGCAGGATTCGTTCTAGCGTGGTAAAATCCCGTTGCCGTGTCGGTCAACCACAAACACATTACTGTTCCGTATGCTGGACGGAATGAACCATACATGACCCTTAAAACCCCAATTAAAAACCCGGCAATAAATTTCCATACCGGGTACTCTGCTAGCCTCTGAAAAAAATGTCCGAACACATCCCATTCTTTCAATCTATCGTCACCCCTCGCCTTTTGTTGAAGCGATGACAGACACCCATTTAAAATTTGATTGTTATTATTGGCTTCAGACACTATCATCACTCCTTATTATTTTCCATAATTTACATATTGATATTTCAGCGCGAGGACGATAAAATTTATATGTCCCCATGCTTACCCATGTGGATGATTGGAAGGTGTTTCCCGTTAGCGCGGGGACACCTTTTAATTACAAAATAAAACCCGGTTAATCAACCGGGATAAAACGCTAAAGCCTATTCTGCCACCTCCGGACACTCTCCGGCGTGGTGGACGCTCCCGTCACTCTCCGTCACATACGCCACCCCCTGCGCAGTGTCAATCTCCATTTCCTGATTGCATAGACTACAAATTACTATCATTGTTATCACCTCACATTTTGATTATAAATTGGTGTCGGGTCGAAAAGTTGTACTGTGTTGGCGTCGTTGGGCATTAAGTTATCAAAATCGGGATCGGCTGTCCGGGCAATGTCGGATAGACGATGTTTGCCAAAACGGGTGTTGGCAAAATTATATCCAGTTAGACTTCCCATGTAACCATAGATATTAAATCCCGATGGTAAATTAGGCGTTGATATTGTACCCGTCGCAACTTTTGTACATGTTGACAAGTTCCAAAGCTCAATTTTCGCCTCAATCACTGCCCATGGAATTTTATAATAATAAAAATCATTCGGAGTTAATGAATCAGCAATAGAAACTTGTGTCGCAACACCAGCGTCATTATACGTTCTTAAATACCAAAGGCTACTGGCGGAGTCATGATTCAAACGCATGGCGAGATCCGATGTACTATCGGTTTTAAAAATACTAAATATATTGGCAAAACTACCAACACCTATTCTTTTAACAACATCCGTAATCTCCACAACCCCTTCAATCGTCCCCTCTGACACCGATAGTCCTGCCGTCGGCATTGTCAGGGGTTCGGCGGCGCGGGGAGAATCCGGCATACAAAATGAGGTTGGGTAAGCTTTTTGCGAGAGTTTTAGATCATCAGCGTATATTGATACGTTTTGGATGTTTTGTGCTATATTAATTCTCATAAAACATTGCGTAGCGCCACTAGGAATTGTAATGGTTACGACCAACTTTTGCCATGTATCAAAAGCGGTTGGAGATAAACTTTTTGATTCAGTATACGATGATACATAATAAACAGCATTTAAATATATATTAGACAATGTAATACCACTGGTGCTCGGAACATATACCCATGCTGAAAATGTATATACTAATCCGGCAGTCAAAGTATTTAGAGATGTTGTCTCTCCCATTTGATAATATCTATTTGAAAAACTGGTGGTACCGGTTGTCAATTTTAAAGACTTCGAACCAAAATTATAATAATCTGTACTTGATACTGAAATTAAATATGCGTCGTATCCATAGCCATTAAGTTTTGGTTTGTTAAATTCACAATCCGGATTTATGATTAAATTACTTGTCGCCTCCTCCACCCATGTGACCCATCCAACTCCATCCACATATTCTAGCCTCGGCAATCCCGGCAACGCAATCCTGCCCAGTGAATCAATAGCCTCTGAGTTGCGGCTAAACGTCGCGCCCGTTATAGTTGTGCGTCTCGGTGGTGATAATATCCTCATGGTCTCCTCCTATTCTGCCGCCGAATAAACGACTAATTCAAAAGCACCCTGAGCAGTAGCACCATTAGCATAAATCAACCGCTGGTATCTGCTGTAAAAAGGCTCGTCGAATGACTGCGGCGTACTTGCGACAACGGAAATACTACGCGTCCTGCGCCAGTTAGCGCCATCTTTGCTGTGTTCGAAGTGCAACTCCCCGGCCTGGTCGGCGTAGACCGTTCCGGTTACGCGTTTGAGAGTTAGCCCGTCGATTGCCGATGAGGTATAAGTTCCGCTGCCGGTTATTGGCGTAGTATAGTCAATCTCGGCATGACGATAGATTGCTTGCTTGTCCGTGGGGATAACGATTCCTACGCTACCAATTTTAAAAACGCCCGGATCGGTTTCGGTCAGGATCTCAGTACCCGAGGAATTTTTGACTACCACGCCGTTTGTCGTTCCCGGTGTGGTTTGGTCAATCCCCACCTTGCCAATGATATTAGTTCCCGCCGCGATAACTACAGCATTCAGTGTGTCCACAATATCGGTGATCGTCTTATAACTAGTACCCAAGATAGCATCACGCAAGACAGTCAGAGCTATATCAAGATTGGCTAACGACGTATTGCCAGTTGTTTGCAGTGTCGCCGTTGCAGGGTCACTGCTGAGTTTAGTAAGCACTGCTGTTAGTGTGGTCTGCGTAGCGAAATCTTTCCCGGCAATAGTCGCAAGCGATGTGTTCCCAATTGTTTGTAAATCAGCGGTAGCAGGAGCAGCGATCATTTTTGCTAATATCGCCGCTAATGTGGTCTGTGTCGCCGGATCGCTCGACAACTTAGCCAAAATCGATGTCAACCTCGTAACCGTTTCGGTCAAAGTCTCCTGAGAAGCTGGATTGACTGGGATTTTGCTTGAGTCATATATACCCACCGGGTACGGAGCCGGGTTGGTGGCATCTGGCACCCGTTTATATTGGTGCGTGGTCTCGTCATATACAAGCGGCCCGACCTCTGTCGCCCGAGCGGGAGTTTCGGTCTGCTGAATTGCTACCGTGGGTTGTTTATCTGCAGTATACACTGCATTGACGGTCATTTGGTCTGATGCTATAATCGACATTTAAATTCACCTCACAAAATAATTACATGAACCATTGGATCTAAATAAGCCCATACGTCTTCGGTACCAGAAGCGGCGGTCTGTATATATATAGTTGCCGTTTCTGAGCCAGTAATATCTATTATGTACTCGCCAAATCTGTTTACAACTGCATAAGTTGTCCCAAATCTTAACCTTGCTTGGCCATTTTCAACTATTATTTTCGCAAATACCCGCGCTGTTACAATGTCGGATGGTAATTGTACAGCAAATGATGCAACGTCTATATAACTTGTTTCTTCGCCTCCCCATCCCGTTATCCCAGGTATATATTGTATTAACAACCTGTTTATTTCAGTGTTTTTTTCAATCCGGTTAAAATCATTCGGCCCCGGATTGTCTGCTGCAATCCAATCTGTTTTAGGCGTTTCCCAAGCCATCAAATTACCTTCTTTCCTTTTGTATCTCCATCAAGCTCCCCGCCATCCCAATTTAATTGATTCGATATAACCCAAAAGTCAGCCGTAGTTGTTTTAGAGTCTGGAACATTGATTCGGTCACCCAACATCAAAGCAGGATTTCCGCGCCAGGTTAATTCCAGATCTCGACGTGGGTTTTTGGATAACGTCAGGCATTTATCCGCGATTTTTTGGGCCATTTCCTTAGTTTGGATAAGCGGATTATCATCGATTTCATACGATTTTTGTCTGTTTTCCTGGATACTGTCTATATCTGATGTGACGATATCAATCTTATTTTTGACCGATAAAACTGTTCCGGTAACGGCGATTAAAAATGTCCCTGCTACCGTCGCGCCGGATACGGTTATATCAGCGCCATACGGCTTATAGACCGTCGCTGATATCGTAAGCCCTGCCGGTAATGTCCCGCCACTAATAGCCTCTAGAGACGCATTGCAATTAATTGCAATGCTATCCCAACTAACTGTAACTGTTTTGGTTTCTCCATCCATTATGCTCTCGGGGCTATCACTGTTGGTTGTGTAAATATTGCTTGTCTCGTCTGCCGCGACCAGCGGCTGGGTTGTAATCGTAACATAGTTGGCCATATCGGTATAATTCGCGGGGTTATCTTTGTTAAAATAATCATCCCATGTAATCGTCGCATTGACGGCAGTTTTCTCATTCTCTAAATAAGACGGCCCTTCAATTCTTAAAATGTTGCCGCGATCCATATAGCATTGACCAAGGCAAGCCTCGACGATCATCCGCAAGCATTCGCGGTGCGATTGATCATTCGGTTTAGCAATAGCGCAGCCCCAAGCAACTGAATAATCCTTTAATTCTTCGTCAACCCAATATTCTACTATTCTCAACCCTGCGTCGGTTAAAACATCAACCGCCAAGTCATATAGCGTGGTATCCTGCAAAAACTCATCAGCGGAATAATAAGTATCATCGAGCAATTGCAGCCGATCGTGTGCAGTCGTATCAGCAGTAACATCATCCTCGGGTACCGTCCAATCCTGAGTGTAAAAAACTCCCAACGGAATCCATTCTGCAACGCTCCCTGATACTCTTTTGCTTGCCATACCAAGCATAGCAAGCCTGACTTCCCCGGTCACAAGCCCGAGCCAAGCCCTTACCCGCCGATTAGGCTTAACCATTTGATACAGCTTAGAGTCAATGTTCCCCGCGTCAAACTTACGGTCGCGGTTAAACAGCGATATATCTAGCTCATTGCTGCTAATATTGCCGATCGGGAGACTACCATTTGAAATATCGCGCTCCTCAAGCAAGCTAATATTAAATAGATCGTCTCCTTCATAAGTTTCAGACATATTTGTAAAAAACTCCAAGATTTTAGCTTGTCGCCCATCATGACTCCATTTGATAATTTCCAATACCATTTTTTTAACATTGCTAACCTTTGTAATTGTAGTATTCCAAATAACGCTGATATTCCCAGTTGTTATCTCAGTATGCAACAAAACATCAGAAGCGTCATAAAGATAAATGTTAAAGTCGACCGGGTATTCCTCGCGCATGGAATCGCCTACCACTTTTAATGCCGACACAACCCGCGCAGAAAATTCAACAGTCAGCGCCGGATACGGCTCGGCAAAAACCCCATCAACTCCAGCACCTCCGGCCAAACTTTTTCCCCACCAACCCATTTCATTGTTGACCGCCGCGTCCGCCGTGTCAGGACACAAATAATATGTACCGTCCAATTTCCAAGAACCATCTAAATTTGCCCATTTGTGTGTTGCCTCTTCGACATCGTTAACCACTTGCGCGTTTTGCGTTATATATGCATTTTCGTTTGCGCTGACCACTATTGACCCATCAAGACCGGCAACACTATAGTCAATAGTAACCTTGCCCAATACCTGTCGCTTCGGAGCTAAAACTTTTTCTTGATATCGAGTCGATGTTTCATACATTTAGACCGCCTCCAGATTGATTGACACGCCAGACCATAACCATCCTTCGGCAATAGACTCACGTGTTCCGGGCGTCAAAGTCATTTTTACGGTTGTTGTAATCTCAGCGCCTAGTCTATCCATGACTGTCATGCTGAGGTTTTCAGCAAGGTTATAAAGTCCCTCAATTATCTCGTGATCGTCTCCGGTCATGTACTCATAATCGATTTGATAGTTGACATATCGACGGATGATTTCTTCAACCAGCTTGCCAGACGCAACGCGCTTGGTAACGCCATCCTCGACAAGTGTCGGCGTGACTGTTCGAGAACCGGAAGGGAGAGGGGTGGTGTTTAGATAGATATCTCCTGGCACCATGGAATCACCTCATTTCAGGTAATAAAAATCACTTGATTGAAAATAGTAATAAATGGCTAAAGAAATTAACAATATATTCCGAATATAAAAAGGCATACCTGAATTTGAAGAAAGAAGGTTGAAAAACGGAAAACAAAGTTATTAAACAAAAAATTATCGACCATTGCCCGATATCAAACAAAGATCAGACTATTGATATTAGATATGCCGAAAACAAATCGAACAACGGCGGGAAATTCACAAAACTTTTTTGGAGCGAATGCGATAATGAGGATGCTTGCCCATCTAATCACAATTGCCCTTTAAAGCAGAATATTCCGAAAACACTAGACTAATCACGTTTCCATTCTCCCGTTAAATTGGGAAGCGTAATTGATGTTGGCATTTTGTCAATAGGCGTGTTTTGCAAATACTCAATTAACTTGTCAACGCGCTTTTGAGCTATTGCCGAATTTGAATCATTAATGGGATTATTAAGATCAAATCTCAGGTATGCATTTTTATCCTCCTCGTTGTATATCTCAGGTAGATTCTCATTAAGATATTTTGCCGCTTTTTCAAGTCCTTTTTTGACATATTCAGGTTCACTGTTAAAAGGGTTCACCCGTCCGATTTCTAATTGATCACCATTACCCTTGTTGACTGCCGTTATGACAAATCCAAAAACACTTAGCATCGTATTGACCAAACATAGCATTCCGGCCTCGCGAAATTTTTCCACACTTACATCATCAAATCTTGTAATCATAATTTTCCACTGCCTTTCATTGTTTTTTGGGGCAATAAAAAGAGCCTTGCGGCTCAAAAGTTTTCAAATATCAATCATCCCACCCAAAAACACAATTACCTTCGCCCTCCGGCGTATCGGCATATATATAAAGCTTTTTGGGTTTTTGAGTAAATGGGTTATATCTTGTCCCGTCACTTTTTGCAAACTGCGCCGAACCAACCGAATAGGTTTCTCCTGATTTTATTTTGTGATAAGTCAATTTATAGCCGCCAATAACATTGTCTATATATAGGCTAACATTATCCCAATCATAAGCATCAGTGTTGGTGATTACAAACTGTGTCCCGGTAAACTTGGTTATGCCGTTTAATTTTAATTCTTTAGGTTCAACTTGATCTTTTGAGCTCATAAGACTTCCAATTGCCCCAAGCATGATCATAAACATAATAAATCCAAAACACCCAAGCCCGGCCGCCAAATTCGTTTGTTTTTGTTTATTCTTTTTAATTTGTTCCTGTTCTCTTTGAATTGTTTGCTGTGCTTCCAGCCTCGCCTTTTCTTCGGCAAATATCTTCTGCCGCTCTTCAGGGGTTAACTCCATAACAAAATTCCTCCTTGTTACTTTTCTGGATATTTCGGCAACAAGGAGGGAATTCCTTTATTTTTTACCCGTTCGATTTTCCTCACTAATTATAATCGGTTGAATATCACGGACGAATTTTTTAAGCCCGGATTTATCGACATAGCGGCCTAATTGGTAGGTGCGGTTATCATTGATAATGGTTGGGTTATTATTAGTGGAAGTATTGTTGTTATTGGTAATCTGATTCCTTACAATTCCCTCGCCGATTTTTGCAAACACTTCATCGGATAAAGGTAAAACAGCTTCATTGTGTTTTCCTTCACCGATTAGATTAATAGACGGTCCGGTAGCAAGACCTCCTTCGGCCAAGCCCCCGATTATCGCTTTTCCGGCTTCCCATCCTGCAACCGACGCGGCGGTAGTCGCAACAATTGGAGCGATCAAAGGGAGCGCTATATATGGAATCCCTCCAGATTCTGACCATGCTCGAGCGATACCGGCCAGCCCCCCTGCGATTGTTTCTTCTTCCTTTATGCTCATTCGGTTAACAGCTATTTCTTTCATAATCTCTTTGGCTGACTTTTCGCCCGTGGTTAATTGATCAAGATATCCAACAATGGTGTAGGCTTGGTTTCTGTAACTATCTGCTGTTGCATCGTTTATGTCTTGTATTTGTTCCTGCGCATCTTCGGCAAGTTTGACCATTCTGGCTTGATGTGTTTTATCAATCTTTTCGGTATCAAGATTGTTTTTCTTGGCCTTGTTTCGTTTCCTTATCCAGGCTTTTTGCTCTTCTCGCCATTCCAGATTAAGGTTTTTTCTGATCGCAGCAATGCGTTTATCGTCTGATATACTCTCGTCATTGGCAATTCGGCGGTTGGTGTCTTTCGTCTCATCGATATATTCATTATTTGCTGATTCGATAATTGACTTTCGCCGTTCCTCGGCATTTCTTTGCCTTTCTGCCGCCTCCCTAGCGTTTTCTTTTATGACTTCGATTATTTTTTTTGCTTCGTCCTCGGCAATTTTCGTCCGTCTAGCCGCATAATAAGCCTTGATATCAGTTCTGGCCTTTTCCGTTAGGTTTTCTTGGGCTAAAGCTTTTTGTTCCTCACGGTTGAGCCGTTCTAGTTCGTTATGGGTTTCATTAAATAGCTTTTCGCGCCATTCTTTTTCGTTATTAAGGCGTTCCTTTGCTGCTTTTTTTTCTTTATCAAGCTGTTCTTTTGTATTTTGATTTTTGTCATTATTGGCGTCATCTTCCTGCTTTTGGATATCTGTATTTTTCTTTTTATTATTAGCAACCATCCAGTCGTAGTGTTCTTTATATCTACTTTGCGTAACCCCTTGCCAACCAGTTTGAATATCATTTACAGCCGAATGCATCTGACCTTCAATTGCCGTAATGGCCCCTTTAAGCTTGTCACCCCAGCCAGGTATCCATCCAGTAAATGTCTGCAATCCCTTAAGGATTAAATCGATTTGCCCCAAAATATATACACGAATTCCACCCCATGCGATTTGCACCGCTCCTGCTGCTTTATCAAATGCGGTCATGAAAAACGCCGCGACATTATTCCAATTTTTAAGAACTGCTACTGCCCCAATTGCCAAATTTGAAGCTCCAAGAGTTAATGCACCAAGGACAAGCAAGGCCGCCTTTCCCCAACCACTATCAACAAATTTAACAAATTTATCCCAATTATTATATAGAGAAGTTGTTGCCGCAACTAATGCCCCTGCCGCTACAATAAACGGCGCTATTGGAGCTATCGCTGTCCAAAGAGCACTGCCAAAAGTTATTGCCGCGCCAGTGGCAAGCAATAATACTCCTGTAAAAGCCGTTCCGACCGTGATCGCCTGACGCACCGGCCCGGGGATCTTATTAAACCATTCCAACGCAGACTTTAAACCATCAGCCAGTTTGGTCAAATACGGAACAAGAGCCGAAGCAATCTGAGTTGCAAATCCTCCAACCCCGGCTTTTACCGCCGTTATACTATCATCAAAGGCTTTCATATTTTTGACGGAATCCTCGGACATTACAATTCCAAGCCGTTCTGCCTCTTTTTTAAGTTCCTCGATCCCGTCCCGACCCATCCGGAGAAACGGAACCAGTTCAGCGCCGCTCTTCCCGAAAAGTTTCATAGCTGCGCCAGATATTTCAGTCTCGTTGGTCATGCCCTTAAATCTATCGGCAATATCAAGGAGTACATCGGAGGAGCTGCGCAAAGTACCATCTGATTTCTTGACGCTTATCTCTAATTCCTCAAAGGTGTCTTTAGCTTCGCCGGTACCCATGTTTGTATCATACATATTTTTGGATAGTTTAATGAGTCCTGCCGATAATTGCTCCATAGACGCATGTTCTTGCAATGCGGCATATCCTAATTTTTGGATTTCTTCGCGGCTAATACCGGTAGTCTTTGACATTTTATCAATCTCGACACCGGTTTTGCTGACGGCAACAACTGTTGCGGCCAACGCTCCGACAATCGTCCCGCCAACCGCAAGCATGGTTTTACCAACCGCCTGCATGGATATACCGTGTTTATTGACTTCTTTTCCGAACTTCTGCGCGTCTTTGGTAACCGTGCTATAAACACCTTGCAACTGAGAGGAATCTCCCAAAAACTGAACAACCAATCGTTTACTGATCGCCATTATCGGTGTACCTCCCTATTGTTGCCATAATGTTTTTTAAAAGCTTCTAAATCTGGACAATTGAAGTCTTGACCCGGAATACGCTCGCCCTGTGTTAATACTTCATCCATACATTCAGCCAACATGATAAATTGATTTTCAGAAATTTCATCGGTAAAATATCGGACTGCTTGCCCATAATATGCGCATAATTTTGCAATAACCCTGCAAAAATTAAGGTCTACTTTTCCGCCGCCTTTTGCAGGGCGAGAACGTTTTTTAGGTGTTCCTCTTCTTTTTCCTTCGTTGGTTCCAATATAAAGTTTAATATTTGTGCAAATGTCTCATTGGTTAGGCAACGTTTTATCCATAATTTAGTAAATATAGGTCGGAATGATTTAAAAACATCGGCGACAATGTTGAGAGAAATCTGAGATAATAATTTTTGATCTTTATTAACCCACGCGCCAACAAATGCATAATACTTTTGGCGCATTTGCTGGGCTTTCCGAATAGAAGGGTTAGGAATAGTAATGACGATCTCTTTGACAGGTAAAAAGGGCAGGAATCGTCTCCTGCCCTCCGCCGGTATGATTATTTGACGTGGTTCGTCCATTACGGTGTCGATTGTTAAAATATTTGCCATGATTGATCTCCTTATGCCACCGATTGTTCGTCATAAATTTCGAAAAGTTGATCGCCAACGGTTCGAACGGCATCCTTGTAACCGGTAAATTTAATAGTATTTTCCCACGCTTTACCTTCGTCATCAGACGGGAAATCAATACTAATTCCTTCCGAATTTTGGGCCTTATAAACAGTAATTCGGAAAATTTTATCGTTTTCATCGGTGTTTGTAAGACGAACTATTTTCGAATTAACGGTTACATTACCACCCGAAGTCATTACAACTGCCGCATTTGGAGTATAATTGTAAATAATTGTTATGATTTGCGATTCCGTTGTAACTGTTGCGGAATCAATAATATAAATTCCATATTCTCCTGCCGTATTTTGACCAATATAATAATCAGTATCGGCAACTAACAATCCATTGGTGCTTCCCGTGACAGAGGTCGGAGTGATTATTGTGCCAGCTCCATTTTGATTTGAAAATTTAATAAATTTATTATAAGACCATGCGCCCGATGCTATGCTTTGGCTATGTCCAGTAACCAAAGTGCCGGCTATAGTTGAATACTCATCAATGCCACCACGCGCCTGTTGCAAGATGTTAAGATCAATTTCCAGCATTGTAAAATCGACCTCACAGGTCTGCTCTTTGACAAGAGTTTTAATCAGCCCACCATTGTCACTAATCAAGTCTTGCTTAGTCATTTTTTCAGAAAACTTTGCAGCGTTACCGGTTCCCAACGATACTAAACTACCAATAGTATCGCCAACTTCAACTTTAACACTACCGACCCTAATTGTTTTAACACTTATTACCGGTTGTTGATAAGGCATTTTTTATTCCTCCTAATTTTTTTTGCAATAAAAAAGTATCCCTGAAGGGCACTACGTGCGATATAAAACCATTACATCCGTTTGAGCTTTCCAAAGTTTGGTGTCTGATTCATAAATTATTTGTGTATCTTGATATGCTCCCATTTCAATTGTCACGCCATCCAAAACCCCGGAAAACCCATCCAGGGCTTCATAGGTCAATTCTCCCATTAACCTAGTCTCACCATATTTCAGTGAAAAACTATCGATCTGTAATCGCGGTCTTGGACGTCCGAGACGCTTCATGTCAGGTGGATCGGAAATCAAAAATAAGCTTTGATATGGAGCAATCCACTTTTGATTTGCTAACCCTTGTTGACAATGGCCACCATGAATTGCTTTTAGTGCTGCATAATCGGCTAGATAAGCCGCTATGATTGATTCAATTGGTTTCATCAGTCACCCCCTAAGATATCGCCCAAATCCTCGATGTCTTTGATGATATTTTCGCCCCAACCCTCGGCATAAACTTCAGCCGCTTTTTGTGTGGCCTCATTTTGCTTCTCGTCAAAAGCAGGGCGAAGAAATGCCTTAGGTTCAGATCTGCTTGTGCCATTCTCAACAAAAAAACCATACCATCCATTGTGTTTGGCTTTCGGGCCGACTTCAGGGCCGATTACAACCGATTGTTGACCTTTTTCTTTGGGATTAAGAGCTTTCATTTTTAATGATTTTTTAAGGTTGCCGGTCGGCTCTTTAAATTTGTCGCAGTTTGATTTTGCCGTTTTTAAAATAACACGTCCACCCAACAGAGTTGCTTTTCTTAAAAGTTTTGCGTCGTTTTTTTCACAAACATTTATAAAATCGGTTATTGTCTCAAGCCCCACCACCGACATGTCAAACATTCCAGCCATCAAATCACTTCCTCACACTCAAGCCACGTTTCCCGGTTAGCCTCTTGGGGATTAATCACCGTTAAAATATCAAACTCGCGGGTACCATAAAAAACTTTCATGGTAGTATCAATCCCTGCATAATACCATAATTTAAATATCCCATTCCATTTGGCATTGACCTTTTGCGCCGACCAAAATTCTCCACCAGAACTAATTTCAATTTTTGCCCACGGGCTAAAAAGCGGATCATAAGTTGGGACATTGTCACCATTGCCATCTTGGGCATATCCGGTAATATACTTAATAACAATTTTTTGTGTCATTTCTCCCGGTTTTGTCCAATTCATACCGCTGCCTGACTTTCTTGGAGCACCATTGCTTCAAGCTGTCCCAACATGCTAACAATTCCCAATCCGTTAGCCGTCCCGATTGTGGCTGGATCAACAAACCATTGCGAAAGCAGCGCCGCCGCCACTGTTTTAGCAACCGGGTCAATCACGGTATAGTCGGCGGTCAAAGTTCCCCAATCTCTGCCGGTTGCTTTTTCGATATATGAGTCAATACCAGGTACTAAAATACCAGTCACTTTTTCAGGCATTTGCGCAATATCGGAATAATTTAGGGCTTGCGCTGCTTCTGTGGCGGTCAAAATTGCCATTTAAATCACATCCTTAAACCAGCAGGTAAATATCGACTATTGAACCATTTAAAGCGCTATATAAGTCAATTGTATTAGATTCTAGCGCCGTCGCGCTAACTGCAACGGTTGGTGCAGTAGACTCTTTGACATTGGCAAGATAGGCGTTTAAAACGGTATTATGTGTCAATTTGTAAGGTAAACCAAGTACTTCGCCAAATCCAATCGCGGTAGTCGCCCCAGTTCCATCATGGGCCGGGATAGTAATGCTTGTAATGGTAGCAAATGCCTTACTCCCAGAGACAGAACCCGCGGTATCAACAGTAAATACCGGTAAGGTTTCGGTGATAATTTCTCCGTTGTAATTCGTACCAGCTACAATTACTTGGACGGCTTTAATGTCTCCGGCAGTACCCCCAACAGTCGCGGTAATATTTCTTGGAGTTCCAGGGTTGGTAATGGCCGTGGTCAATACATCATTAGCCGCAGTCTGCCCACCGCTAAACACTACCGCTGCAGTCTCGCCCGTAGCAATCGCTGCAGTATCCCAATCGCCACCCGCCGCACAAGTCGCGCCAACAACAGATACATCGCCAACGGTTGATAAGGCACGGATTGCCGCTTGGATAAGCGTAGCAGTATTATTCGCTGCTGTCGTTTTGGCAAGGGCAATAGTGATGACTTTTGTGGTATCATTTTTACTAACCGCCAGTACATCATCAGCAGCGGTCGTTAACAAAATGCTTAATGCATTCGCTGCAGCTCCAATGGTCGCCGGTATTGTGGTTGTTAAAATATCCGTAATGGCCGTTGCAGCTTTAACTATACATGTCGCAGCTATGGCCGGAGTGGTACATGCAAATGCCGCATGAATCCCGTCAGTATCAGCTACAATGGCGTTTGCGGCGGAAATTTGTAAATGAGCAACAAAAGCACGGTCAACCGCCTTATCTAAAACATCAGTATTTAATCTTTGATCTGTACGGTCATATGGATATAAATTCATATTTTTATTCCTCCTATTTAATTTCTACCCCGTCAACAATACATGGGGCCAGAATAATTTTTAAACCGCTTTCTGCGTTTTCAAATTTAATTCTCTTTGACAATGCTTCAAATTCACTTTGAGTTAATAGCTTATTAACTCTAAAAATAATTATTGATTCAGTTTCGGCTAAAACATCGATTTCGGCAACAGTTTTAACCACCGTCTTTTTAGCTACCATGATATCCCTCCATTGAATTAGGGGTCTATCAAAAAATAGACCCCATCATAAATTAAACCGCAGTTACTTTTTTGATTCGTTGGAATCCTTTGTAACTCGCAGTGTTACCACCGCAAAGTACAGAACCGCGGAAGGCCACTTGACCATTCTTGAATAAATAATCACGACTTTCCGATACCTCTAATTGACTAAATAGTGGCATCATATAGGTCATGGGCGAACCATATGCCATGCAATAAGTATCAGCCGACGTTCCGACAGCCGACAACGCCGGGCAAATACTATTGATGATAAATCTTACCGAATAGCTGCCCTTGCTCGAAATGGTACCAATATTACCGTTCAGTGTAATGTCATATAATCGTTCGCCAACACTCGATCTAATAGCTGCAAACGCCGCTAAATCGGTTTTATTAAGGATCAAATACTGCCCACCCTCAACTTCTTCATCACCACCATATCCAAAAACAATATTATCAAGAGTATCTGCATCAATTGCGGAAACCTCAAGATCGCTTGCCAAAGGAATGACATTGACCGGAGCATTAAAAATACCAGTAATTGTATTGGTAGTACCTAATCCAACTACAATCTGAGCGGAAATTGTTTTCCTAATCGCTTTGGTGATATTGAGCGCCACCAAAGATTGATAATTAATATTGGGTAACTTAATGCTTTCTTCGGACATTTCTGCATATGAAGTGACTTTGGCTTTGGCAATGCTGACATAACTGGTCACTGGTTCAGCGGTCGTATATGCGGCTTCCTCAGCGGTATAACCGCCACTCCCCGAAGGAGTAACTAGAAAAGCTTGCTCAAAACTTTCTCCACCATCCAAAGGTACGGCGTTAACAACATCGATCAAAGATGATACATTGTTAAAAGTATCGTTGATGGTAGTACCATATTTCTTCGGAACCACTAAAGTCCCGCCTCCGATAGTCACAGAACGAAATTGCGGAAGTTCGGAAAAATCAAAAATCACGGGCTTCTTCGCTTTCAAATCGGCTCCGCGTTTCTCATATTTTTCAGTTAATTCCGCTCTTTCCTCGGCTTCTTTATTAGTTGAAAATCCGTAGCTCGTCATTGGGTTAAACGAACTACCCGCCGCCCTTAATTCGCCTTGGGGTTTCAATTCCTCTCCGCGTCCCTCGGGTTTGTCCTCTGTTTTCGGAACTTCTGCCGGGATCGCATCAATCATATTGCGTAATTCGACAATTTCGGCGTCGATGGTTTGCAATTGTGCATTAATTCCGCGAACTTCGGCGACATCCTCACTGACATTGGATTTAGTTACCAACGCGGCGCGGGCCTCATCTTTATTCTTTAATAATTTTAATAATTTTTCTTTCACTTTATTTTCCTCCTAAAATTTTGTTTTTTAATTTGTAAAGTTCTAGTTCTTTAACTCTCCGCTCATTCAAGCTCTCCAGCTCTTTGGCTCGGGCGCTCTCCAGCTCCCGCTTGGCGCTATCCAGCGTTTCTTTGCCACGCGCATTTATATCAGTCCCGTCATAGGCGGGGAAGGATACCGCTGATACTTCATAGACCTTGGAAATGTCTTTAATTGTTCTGGTTGGCATGTCGGAATCTAAGTCAGTCCATTCCTCGTCGCGAACATTAAAAATAAAAGACATTCCTGTGATGTCTCCCCTGCTAACCGCGCTATAAAGTGACTTTGAATCGGCATTGTTTTCGGTGTCGAGGTTTGCCCTCATGCCAAGCCCCTGATCGTCAACCTGTAATTGTAAAGTTGAATTAGCGTTATTGTTGCGGCTCCTAGCTAATGGTATTTTTTCTAAATCATGATTAACGCTGAAAAGGACATCTTTAAAATCCGTCTTGTCGAATGCGCCACGTTGGATAATCTCTTTGTACCAGCCCCCGATATTGGTTTCCTGACCAAATACCGCTGCGTGACCTTCGATTGTGTTGCCGCCTTCGTCTGCTTTCAAATCGGGCATAGAAAAAGCGCGAAACTCCGCGCCATTTTTAAGTTTGATTGTCATTTTGTTTTGGTTCCTCCTTTTTAATTGATTCGGGTGTTTTGGAATCAATTCCAGCCCGATTTAATTGATATTGATCAGCAATTGCCACGTTAATAAAGTTAAGACTCGTATAATATTCATCACCACCGTCAATTGGTGGCAACCCAAATAATTGCCGCGCTTCATTATTGCTAAATGCGCCACGGTTTCCAAGCGTATCCATAATTGCAAGCTTGTTTTTTACATCCGTTAATTCCAGGGCGTTTTGATAAAAAACAATCTCATTACCATGATTTAGTTGGGTTGAGCTAAATAATGTCATTGTAAAGCCCTGATTCATTGCGGTTATAGTCGGTTCAAGTGTCTTATTATAAAATGAGCTATATTCGGCATCCGTGTAAACGCCATCCAGGACCGGGATGGATACGCCAAACCAGCGGAGGATCTTGTTTTCTACAAATTTTAGCGTCTCGGCGTCAATTGTTTTAGCGTCAATAGTTACAGGTACAAAATCACCTTTAAAATCCATTGGGATAATACCATCGCCTTTAGCTATGGCATCCATAAAGCTCTTGCGCTCGGCTTCCCGCTTATCATTATCTAAGACTGTATTGACCTTTAAAATTCCCTTGATACCTTGGCTAATAACGATGCTTGCTGCCGTCCCGGTTAGTATCGCATCATTAATTCTAAGCGTAGATAATAGCGCCGTATTATCAACATTACCCGATATACTACCGCCCAAAATATCATTAATGGAATACTTTTTCCTAAGATGGATAATATCGGCATATGGTAAGGTTGTGTTTTTGCCGTTGCCAAATGTCAATTTGATAAATAATTCCCCTGTCGCATCCTCTAAAAAATCAACTTGAATCGGATTCAACGGCCAAAATCCGTTATAGATTCGGTTTTTTAATCCTCGCGCATCCGTTACAATGTCATAGGACGGATAGATAAAAGCGTTGGAGTTAAGATATAATGTCCAAATTACCTTCTCAATAAAATCCTTAATATTCATAAGCTTGTTTGGTTTTTTTAGCAACCTGTCAATGGTATCCGTTGCCGGTTTTAATAGCTTGCCGGTCGCCGGATCTCGCCGAATATGTCGCGGCTGCAATTTACTTAATTCCGACGCAATACAGTCTACGCATTCATTTACAATGTCATAGCTGTAAATATTATTCCCATATTGGCTAAAAATCGGAGTATTGCCCGATAGCATTTGAGCATATCGCAAACCACCCGGATCTTTTTTAAACAAAGCATCTAATAGCAATCAATCACCCCCTTGTCGCTTGCTTCTTGGCAATTAATAAGGCCATTGCCGCGAAACAAAGGCCCAATGTAATAAAACCAGCCGGAATATAAATTAAAAATACCCCAAGAATTAAAAACGCCATGCCTAGAATTAGGAGCATGACATCAATCCAATTTTTTATAAACTTTTTCATTTAACCACCTCAGCTATTGACATATGCCATAAACTCACTACGATTTTGTAAATAAATATATTCGCAGTTGATAAGTGTTGCGGCTCCATCGATCTTTTTCTCCTTGTTACCACCGGCCCTGACCGGTAAAATTAATCCGCGCTTATCGATATCTATCCCAACATTTGACAGACACCACTCGTCAATTGGATTATTATTTGTGACGATTAATTTATTTCTTAGATCAGATTCCAGCAGACTAAATGGAGCGGATAAAGCTTCTCGCTTTTGTGGGACTCTCGTCATACATTCCTGATCGACATCATCGAATATTTCTGACATACTTTTAATCCAATATTTTGCTAATGCTTCATCATAACCAATTTTATACATCCTAATCTTATATAAATTTACAATTTCGATAAACCATTTTGTAATAAGATCAAAGTCATTTGTCGCACCAGACGAAACGGTAATTAATCCTTGCTGTTTCCATTTGCGGTAATCCTTACCATCATCTTTAGCATCTAATTTATCCTCCGGAATAAAATATCTTTGTAAGAAATACTTTCGGTTGTCTCCCGGACGCATTAGCATGATCCGCGCCGATGCAAGGTCAATTGACATAGCCAGATCAACGCTGCCGATACCAAAACAGCCCTTTAGATCATTCGGGTCGAATGTTTCTAGACAAGTATATAACTCAGGGCTAAAAGCTGCGTTAGAGGCGTTCTGCTTAATGTTAAAATCTTTTGCAAGCACAAAAACCCTAGTCGCCATATTGGTTTTTGCTTCCTCAACCATGCCCCGCAAAAAAGACCATTTTTTAATAATCCCTAAACCTGGATTTGACTTAACCCATGTTTTTTCATCCTGCCATATTTCGGTTTCAGAATCCTGCGTATAAAGCCAGATTAACCAACGCGGTCTTTCGAGCTCGCCAGCCAAAACCTGCCGGGCCTCCTTGAGACGGCGATCTAAATATCCATCATTTGTAAATCCCTCGGTTGTTGTTTCTCCAAATATTGGTTCGTCTTGAGTTGATAAAGCCTGTCTAATCGGTGTTACCGAAGAATCATCTTTTAATTCATGCCCTTCATCAACATAACCGGCTTTAATATTTTTACCTTCTTTGGCTCCGGTCTTGGCAGATATTTTACGAATATTTCCCTTGTTGGCATAGCTGAATTTACCCTTTTTGCGCACCCTTTTAGGGTTCCCCATAAAAATCCCTTTAATAGTTTTGCGGCTAATCCTTTCTAGTGAAGGGCTTTCTTCCCGCATGGAATTACAGGCTGAAAATGATAAATCCGCTTGTTCATAGTCGTTGCTACTATATAAAACCTTCGTTCCAAATTCCCCACAAAAAAACTCCGCCAAACCAAGGGCAGATGCTAAAGGCGTTTTTCCGTTTTTGCGTCCGATCAAAAGCGTAAATTCTTGATATTTTCTAACCCATTTTTCAATTTCGTCATCATAAATTTTAAAAGAATAAAACGCCTCGACAAATGCTTTTTGAAATAGAGCTAAAATAAAAGGCTTTCCAGCAAATGGAGCTTCGGAATGTTTGCATTTTGTTTCAATAAATTTAATATATTTGCGCCCACTGCCAAACTCAATTTTTATATTCGGATCGTCAAAATGTTTAAGCAACATATCCAACTGCTGCATAAGTTCATGGCCAATTAGGATCTCGCCGGATTTACATTTTTCGATATACTCTAAAAGGTGGGAGTCGGGATATTGTTTTCTTAATTCTTGTATCAAATGATCACCTACTCAAATTCCTTCATATCCTCATCATCATCCTCTGCCATTCCCTTATTAAGCATCCCATTCAATTTATGGACTATAGCGGCGTAGCTTTCGGTTAGTCTTGCATACTCCTTAACTGCCGGAACCTGCTTTTGAATCTCGGGGTGTTCCGGGTGAATCTTAATCGCCCCAGATATGCCTATAGCTTGTTCCAACTCCCAACAAATTGAATGAAGAAAAGCCGCCTTTTGGATTAATCCGCCAGCGGCTTTTTGCGTTTCGGGAGTAGTTGCAGCAAATAGTTCCTGCCATTTATCAAATTCGATTTGAAATTCGATTTGTTTTGACATTTTAAACCTCTCAAATATTACTCATTATTCAAAATTAAATCTTATTGTGGGTTAAGCAATCTAAAATATTCGCCGTCATAAATAAAATCCGCAATAGCACCTACCAACATATCTCCTGCTGCAAGTTCCCCGCCTGCTGAATTTTTAACAACAACCGCACCAAGCCCATTGAGATTCATTGTTGGATTTACATCTGTATTAGATACAAATAGCATTGCCGAAAATCTTAGCCCAGCATAATATGACGCTGCAAAAATCGGCACCGTGGCCGTTTGCGCCTGGGCTGTACCATCTGCAATTCCAAAGGCAGGAATATTTGGCGTCGGTAAAATTGAAGAACCAGTAATAATTGGAATAATGCAGTTAGGAGCAATAATAGTATAGGCAGTGCCGCATGTTACTCCCACTTCGGTTACTACCCCTGATAACATATGAGCCGTTGCCAAAGTATTAGTATTATTCAAAACGATATTGGGAACCGCCCCAGAATTAGCAAACAAACCACCATTTACACGCAATTGGCCGGATATAACTGTGATATTTGCTTGTTCCAAATCCATGTCCATATTGCAATCGGCCACCGACAAAACAACGTCCGCTCCGTTTAAAGTAATTCTGCCATCGCCTGTAAGACCCCGAAAATATGGATTCCCTCCGGTTATTTGCATCATGCCAGTATAATTCAGATTTTCGAAGTGTGGGAAACCGCCTTGAATTGTGACGGTTCCGACAATTGCACCGCCATTCCGCACCGATCTAGCAGAGCCAGTATAAGCATAAATGATCGTTCCGTTAGTCGTTAGGTCGCGAATTTCATGTACTGAATTTATAGTCGCGGTTCCACTGAATTCCAGAGTTGAACCGTTCCCATAAATGCAAACTGGAATATCAAACGTAATATCACCAGTATGTGAATAAGTACCAGTCCCCATTTGCAAAACTGCGCTAGTAAGCCCAGCGCTAGAAATTTTATCTAATGCCTCAGCCATTGTCGGAAAAGGATGGAATATTGTTCCATCTGCCATTCCTGCGTTTAATGGATTGAGATAAATAGTATTGAATGGGTCGAATTTATAATCGGCTATAGTTTTTTTAATGTTTGAGCCCCACATTTTTATTCACCCCTTGACAATTGCTTTAAAAGTATCGGTTGCGGTTACAACAACACTGGAAAATGATTCAAAAACATTTTCAAAGCTTTCACCAGATGAAACCGTTATTGTAATGTCATTAATTGTAAAAGTCAAATCGCTTGCCCCGGTATTAACAATCCCGAACCCATTACATTCGGATGAACAAGTATAGGTAGTTGTCGCAGAACCTGAAAATGTCCCAATAACTGCTGTAACTAACCTATCGGCTATATTCACAACCGTGTTATCCTCCTTTAATATTCTTCCGCTCGCTGGCGACATTGCATTGATATCCATTTGATCAGCTCCCTATGATTTTTTTTGATCGGCTTGATTGATTGTGGTTTTGAAATTGCTATGAAGTAAAGAAACATTTTTATATCTACTGACTTGATTTAAAAACTCATTTATAACCCATTTGGGGAGTATTGGTACCAATTCTTTTTGAAATCTGATAAACATATCAATTGATAATCGTTGACCATTTGCCATAAAATAAGCAGGATTGATAAAATATCTGGTTTCATCCTTTGAATCTTCTCGGCACATAATTCCAAGACCAATCATTTTCGAAATGAATCCCTGAGAACGCCTTTTCTTCAGCCCGATAAGATCACCGATTTCCTTAGCGGTATATGGAAGGATTTTGTTTTTACAACGGTATCCAAGCATATTGTTTTTAGAAATCATCATTTTTGCCAATCTTGTCATTTTGCCAATGTCGCTATCGGTCATATTTTCTGGAAACTGAACTTCCGCAAATATCCGCGCCCCCAACTTATGAGAAGGAATTCTATAACCTTCATCATTCATCGAATCGGCGAACGCTTCTTTTTTTATATTGATTATTTCGCCGGTTTTTTCGCTAAATGAAGTTGTCTGTTTTATCATTTTTATACCTCTTTTAGATTAAAAATTTAATGCAATTTTATTGCGCTAAACGTTTGTTTTTGACACCAAAAATAACACCTTAAAAATATATTTAGCAGGTGTTATAATAAACTGATTAAGAATAGTCACTTATCAGCTCCCAAAACTTAAACCTTTTTAAACCCCTTTCATCCTGTATTTTTGATTATCATAAGGTTTCAAAATGTTTCTGAAATCATAGACCGAATTTCAAAATTTGGCCCGTGCGTCACAGACTTG